GCAGCCGACTGCATCATACTTTGACGAATACTGCGTCACTGGTCTTTTCTCAAGACACCTTGTAGCAATCACACACGAAAGTGAATTACCTTTGATTGCGAAAGCCGACAAAGATGGAGTCACAGGGCTCGGTGATTGGCTACATGTAGGACAAACAGGTAACATCGAGCACGCTGGTACAGTCGCTTGGGACACAGGTAAAGTACACAACAAGAGTAGATACATTGGTTCTGCTACTGCCGGACCGCATGTAGAGGCTCAGGTTCATAGTGGATTCAGTTTACCTTCTGTTACTGATGATTACCCTAACACAGGTAGCGCACCTACGGATGCTCAACTCCACAGAACAATACAAAGTGGCGATATGGTTAGAGCGAATGCTTGTAAATACCCTACTGGTGATTTGTTTTGGGATGAGAGCGTTGTCAAGGCATCAGGGCTTCATCAAGACTCTGCGACTTACGCAGTAGAATGTATAGGTGTAAGCGACCATACAGACTATCTGAACATCGGTGCAGGTAGCACTGATATGCCTCATAACGGTCTGTATGACTATTATGAGGGCAGAAGTTCTGCTCGAAACTTCTTACCTGAGCACATTGTTTGGAAGCGTATGGATGGCGGTAGCACTACGATGCCTGCCGTCAACGCTCGTGGACTCGGTATGATTCCGTGGGTAAAGCGTAAAGATGGCTCTGCGTACAAAAGAGTTGGAGAAAAGATACTTGGAAATGTCAGATTCTCATTCGAAACTACCAACTCTGCTATGTTTCCTGTTATACAAGCACAGGAACTTGCACATCCTCAGTTAGCAGAACAACACAGATTTACCGTAGGTAACGCACTTGCTTTACCTAACGAACACTTGCAGTTCCAAAACATGTCAGTCGTAGATGACACAGGACAAGAGCACACTATACACGGAGGAAGCCCGCTTGGAACTGTAATCATGGACTTCAGACATGTTAGTGACAGGGACATTGAAGGACTTGCGCCTGCACTGGCAGGTACGGGTGTCAATCCTAACATGAAGATTAGATTACCTAACCCTGATGAAATACCGGGCAACATAGTTGTCAGGTCAGGATTTGACCGAATACAAGGCTACCAAAATGAAACAATGGGTAGCGGTGGTTTGCAACACCCAGCGCAGAGTATCACACACATCCGTGAGATGTTCGATAATGAATATGCTGGACCAAGGCTTTGGCCTACATGGGAGAACAACGGATGGGAGCATCTCAGTCAAGACTCATCTGATGTATCTCAAACAAAGAGTCACACTAGGCTTGCCTCACCTAACTCTACTAACGAGGGCTGGACAGACCATACAGGAGATGCACCTTTGCAGTCTGCTTACGAGCCACATGACAGAAGTCTGTTCTTCCATGTAACGAGAATGGGTATCACAATGACCCACAGATACGATGTAGACGAGTTATCATTTACTGCCTATGACGAAACAAACAATGAGATTGATGTAGGCTCTACTCCTGAAGATGCTACTTGGGTAGACACAAGCGAACAAAGTGGTGGTAGATACTTCCTCAGAGTGTATGACCCGACTACTGACAAAGGTGTAATCGCATCCTACACAGGTAAAGGTACAAACAAATTCACAGGCGTTGTAGTATCACCTGACTTCAAGTCATTCATAACTGGTAAGACTGGACTGAAAGTCGTACCGAGTTATTACATGCCAGCGGGCTCTACGAGAATGTTCGCATCAAGGAGACTGAGAGACCACGCAGAATACAGCGGTGCAAGTCCTGACATGAAGAAGATTGATTGGCATACTCTTTACAGCAATTTGCCTGCTAGTACAGGTGCTATGGCACAGCCGTCTACTGCTTACACAAACCTAACTAAACCAAAGATGACACCTATGCCTATACCAAGAATGGGGCATCACTATGTTAACGCTACGATGGCTTTGATGCCGGGACATTATGCTCACCCTGCTTATCAGAGAATGTACGACTTGAACACTGCTTGTCAGAGTTCTAACTATCAGCCTCACAGTAACGATTTAGTTGGTGCATTAGAGGCAACAAGAACTTCAGGAACTGAGAATGTAACTACAGATGGATTTGTCAGAGACTCACTCGTTTGGTTCTCCACACCTTCTAGTGCATTTGGTCCGAGCGACATACACGGTGGTGGATTTACACTACTAACTGAAACTAAAGTCAAGTACGAAGGATATGGTATTGCAGCGAGTGCTGGTTCAAACGCAGGTGACATCAACGCAGAGGGTGGACATACTCTTGTTCTTGAGGCAGCCAATACCTACACACTCAACAATCACTTCCCTGACCCGCTTGAAGTTGGTGCTTACCAAATTATCATTCAGCCGAATGTCTTCAAACAACAACTCAAGGGATTCCACAGAAATCACTCAGACGCAGTCAAAGCCCCAAGTGAAGCAGGCTCAAAGGTCACAGAACTCACAGGGCAACAAGTAAACACAGTCATAGCCATAGAGAAGAATATGTCCACAAGAGGGGCTTATGCTTTGATTTTAGCAGAGGCTATGATGGCTGATGTCAGAGGGTGTGAAGTAATACTGAATGAAGTAATACTAGACATCGAACCTGATGCAGGAAGTCAGTTTACTAACTTAGCACCACTGGCTCTTTACAATCCTCTAGGTGTACAAGAGAGTACCAGTCCTTCTTTTACAAGGAGAAGCCTTCCTTACAGACCCGGTATGTTCGTGTCTTCAACTCCGGGCAGAACTCTGAATATTCCTTGGTGGGGTATTCTGCACAAAGACGGTGCTACATCGAGCAGTGCGGATAAATTCAAACACCTTGAGTGGCACAAGCCTGACAACTACTACCAGTTCTGTAGAGCCAATTACGGTGTTGTCGGGGCTCAGTTGACATTGGCTGGTTATCCTACCAGTTATCTCGACATCTACGAGCCACACAAACGCCTGAGAAGTCAGAACCCTAACTGCGTAGTCATTAGTAACAACGGTTCTTCTACGATTACTGTAGACAACAACGACTTATTCCCTGTGCAACCTTACTACGGTGAAAACTTAGTTTACTATAAGAACGGCATTAGATACACTGCTACATACACTAATCGTACAGGTACGCTTGCTCATGCTACTCTTGGTGAAAGTGATACTTTCGAAGGGGTCACAGGTAGTGCAGAGTTTTGGGCTAACATCAGTGCTAACACCATCCTTCATCTCACAAGTCCGTACGACAACGGAGATGCAAGCGAAATATATACTGACATATCTACAAGCGTGGCGACAAGAAATCTTGAGCAACTATCTAACGGTAGCAGAGACAGCAATTCCTTGCAACCTACAGACGCTTATTTGTGTATGTGGCATCCTAATTTAGGTAGACCTTACACTTGGTACAGTGATGACAGTAGTAGGTCTTTCTACGCTAACACTGGATTGGCTGACACTCCTGTTGACAAGAAGCCTTACAACCATGTACCTGAGCATTTCGAAACTGTACACTACCATGACTTCAACTATGTAGCGAGTAAAGGTCCATTCGGATTAGGTATGGAGTGGCTAAAACCTCCGTTTACTAGACCAGTGACTTATTCATTAGAAGGTGTCAACGACTCTATGTCTACAATAGCGAATGTAGTAGGTAGAAACTTCCTTGCAGGTGGAGGTCAAACTCTGCCGCTGATAGGTAATGATTCTGCTTGGATGACAGGTATTCGTGTGGTAGGTTCTAATATGTATATCTCCAACAGAGGTAACAGTAATTCATTTGACGACTCGGATATACTATTATCTAAATTACCAATCGTCAATGCTGATGGTGAACACACGCAGCAGTTGGATATAGACGGCGGAGTACTAAGTAGCAGTGACGGCTTTGATATTAGCGCAGACGGAACTAAATTACTGATTGCCAATTTCCACGGACACGGTGTAAGAAGTGCATCTCTTGCCACAGGATTCGATTTGTCTAGTACATTTGCTTTGACTGGAAGCCAAAAGAGTTCAGGTGGTAATGGGGTAAGAGCATGTTCTTGGAACAATGACGGTACTAAGTATTACATGGGCTACGGGACAAGTGGAAGTACCAGCGTAATCAGACAGTTTACGGCTGCGACTGCTTATGAGACAGCAAGTGGAGACACTGAAGGGTCTGTTCTGAACTTATCTTATGCGAATGTCAGTGACATTTTGTTTAATTCCGATGGTTCTAAGATGTGGGTGAGTCAACATACAGGTTATGTCAGGGAGTATACTCTCAGCACACCATTTGACCCGACCAGTCAATCACTAGATTATACTCTTGATTTGACTTCTTTCTTTGATGTAGAAGGAGTATCACCTTGGAGACCGAGTAGTAACACTGGAACAACACCTTGGTTGGCAGGTATCTCTTGGAATGATGACGGTAGTAAATTGTATGTCATCACTCTTTGGGGTGTAACCAAGGCTAGTGCCGTAACTGGTGCACCATTACCTGCAACTGTTACTGGTGAAGGGGGAAGCAGAACCAATACTTTCCCTGTCATTGAGTTCTCGATTACCACAACTACATCTCATGGAGGTGCAGGTGCTAACTTCACTGCTACAGAAATAGATGCAGAAGTGAACTTAGCGCACCAAGGAGGTACTATCGGCTCTAACAAATACAACTTCTCAGGCTTTTGGGGAGGCGGTAGCCACGGTGGAGGTGCTGTCAGTAGGCTCGAATCTTACGGTCACTCACTCATAGGATGGGGCAGTGACACTTTCGGAATGGACTGTAATACTTACCAAGACTCATCAGGAGTAGCAGAACTTACTCTGCCTTCTGACCGTAACAGATGTTTTGGTTACAGGATGGCTGTCAGGCAATTGTATAACAGACCAAGATGGTCTCCGTATGTTAGAGGCTGGCTTGAAGTAGCCAACAGTAATGCTATGCTAGGTTACTACCACGGACCGCTTGTTCAATGGGACTCTAAATCAAATGGCTGGGATTATGTCGGTAGCGATTCTGCTGAGTCCGACCAAGATGTTAATGCTCTATATGTAGGTATCTTAGAAAGATTGACTCAAGTTTCTAGTTTGTTAGGTCAAGACCAAATCGGCAGACAGGTAAGATACAGCGATGGTAGAAGAATGACTGCGCCATTCGGCTGCCCAGTGAGAACCTTGAGGAATGCTTCCACTACTACAAGAATGTACCCCAATGACGAAAGCGGTCAAGGTGTAGAAGATTTAGCAAGGGCTCATCGTCACTATATGGTAGACTGGTGGGGTAACACTCGTGGTGAAGATGTCAGGCGATTCCCTGTAAGAGGATTCGGATTGAGACCTTCATGGGATGCAGAAGACGCTTATGCAGATACGAATGTCACACACAGACCAGCAGCGCATGATTTGTTTGGCGGAGATGGTAATGACCGCTATAGTGGTAACACCAACAGCGACAACAACTCTGCAAGTAACATGAGTAAGGTTGACTGGTTCAACCCAGCCAGCGCACTCAGAGTAGGTGACAGAGGAGACGGTAGAGGTGTCAGGTGGCCTACAGTGTTCAACGAAAGTATGTTGATGGCTGTCAGCGAAAAGCATGACGCTACCGGGCTTGTATTGAGTCACAGTACAGCAGAACCTATATTCGGACAAGGACTTGTCAGACCAAGTAACCTCGCCCTACAAGACGGAGAAGTAGAAAGAGGTATCAGCGACAGGGTTGATTTGAACTCTGATGACGGTCTACTCAAACCTTCTGCGAATGTAGGGGAGGCTACAGAGACAGTCAACGCAGACAACAGAGGTGCTGAACCTGTATCAAGAAACGATGTCAGGATTGGGCTGGATGTAGATACATTAGCCGAATTGAATGACGGTGTCTCTCGTGAGTATGTCGTTATCTCTACAGAGGCTCACAGTCTACACACAGACAAGGAAGTAGGTCAAAGAACTAACATCCGTGGTGCTTACAATGTAGGTAGCAGAACTCTGAAAGATTTGGACATGACTGCCCTCAACTGGTCTGATAAACCAGTCACAGGTGTAGTCAAGCATTCTAACGCCCACGCTATGTGGTCTCTCGGAGGTACATACATCATGGAGTGGAGTAAACACGCAGGGGTGTTAGATGTCAAAGGCTGGGGTAAGGCTGGTGCTTCTTCCTCATCTAACCCATATCAAGACGCTAACCACGACCCTGCACTTGAGAATATCAATTATACAGATAGTGTGATACAGTTCATCTACAGACCTGCATACGGACTGGACTACAAGCACAGTCAAATGTTCAGGGCGTTCCTAGATACCACTGGTCCACAGGCTGGTTCTAACTTCTACAGAGCGACTGCCGGTGGAAAGTACGGTCTGTTCACTAGCGATGTACCAAGTGCAAGGACTGGTACACCGAGTAGCCCGCCTTACGCACCAGTGTATACAGTAGACCCTACTGTTAGTATCATTGAACCTGATAGTGACGGACCAAAGATTCAGGGTGTAGAGGTTACTGGCTACGACAAGACTGACATCAGGTCACCAGTAGCAAGAGTAGTCATGTCTGAGAACACACTAGAACACTTCCGTTCTGATGCTAGTAGGCGTTCTACAGACGATGAAGACGGCGACTATAGCGTACAGCCTAGATTCAGTCAAACATTACATCCAAAGGGCAGTAAAGGCGATGCAACTTATAACACAGGAGACCACAGTGGGGAGTGAGGCACATGGCACTGGGCAAGAACCTTTCAACTGGTCGCTTTGATGCCGACCAAAATTCTGTAATGAAAGTAATCCGTAAGCCGAGATTCGTAGATAATGCAGTCAGACATGGTGAATATACGAAGACCTCTGCTGGTTTCGTAGTCAATTCTCCTACTCAATCTGACTTTGTACCTACTACAGAGAAGCGTTACAAGTTGATTGAAGAAGAAGATACTATCCGTTTGCTTCACAATCCGACAGAGAATGTCAGATACGAAGGGGCTCTGTTCCTAGACGGAGACAAGGTGACTACCTCAAGCACTCTACCTGCTCTTATCGTAGGTGCAGAGGATAGCAGGCAGGCTCTCGTAGCGTCACAGATACAAGACGCTACCAAAGGTACTAGATTCAGACTAGAGAATCTCAAAGGTGGTAATCTGAGGTCGATTGGCTTCACTGACAAAACCATCCATTTTGCTCAGAAAGTTGGAGTGGGATTGCGAACTTCTGATTTGGCTCATCGTGTTGCTAAGGCTAACACCAGTAGCATCAACGGAGTCAGAGCAAGAACACCAAGTCTGACATTCTTGGCTCAAGACTTCCTAGGAGTAGAAGCATACAGTGCGCTCAGGTATCTATCTAAGCACGATGGCTACAGTCCTAAGTCAGACCGCTTTGGGAATGTATGCTACTTCCCTCAGAATCATATCGAGCGAGAGTATTTTGTTGGCGAGAACAGAGTGCTAGGCGGCTCGTTAGAAGAAGCCAGCGAGAACACACCTAACCGTGTCGTAGTTAGAGGAAAACCGATAGCAAACAATCAGCAGAATGTAGTCCAAGTAAATGACTTTGGTAGACAACAAGATGGTATAAACGAAGTACCGGGAGGCATCCATGCCCCTACTGCTGTCACAAAAGCCAGTGCTAGAGTAATAGGTCAGCGTATGCTGAAGATGGCTAAGAACGCCACAGGTAGTCGTAGACTGGTCGATGTAATATCGGCTAGTCACATGCACCCCGGTGACATGGTATCGCATCAGACAAGGACTGACAATGACAGATACATTGTATTGGGCAGTAGTATAGATTTGAATGAGAAGCGAGCAGAACTACATGTCAACTCTGTAGATGTCACATTAGAAGATGTACTGCAACGCTTCCAAGAGATAGATGTAGCGGGTAGTATAGATGCTAACGAAGAAAGAAACAGACAGTTTGCTGTAGAAGAATTTACTACCTCTTTTGGTTTCAAGGTCAAGGTTAGTTGGCAACTGGCTGAAAGAGTAGACATGAACAGAGGTGTCGGTATGACAATCGGTCTGACACGCAGAAACTCAATCAACGGCTCACGCAGACTAGAGAGTACAGGCGTATTCATCAATAATAGCGGAGGATATGCTGTCGGAACTACATCATTCACCGTAGATGGGACATCTGCCTCATCTGCGTTTGGTACTGATAACCAAGCAGTGTACACTGCTAATGGTAACAAACTAGGTCACATTCACCTCGCTTCAATCGGCTCTACTACTGTAGTAGTCAAATCAGCAAGCGTACACAAAGTAGCAGATAACGAAGAGTTATTCTTGTTATCTGATGCAGCAGAAGCACTGAACTCACACTTGAAGATAGGCTCTGTGCACAGTTATTACCTAAAGAACAGGAGAGGATGATATACCGCTATTAAATGAAGGAACTAGATTTATGATTGACACGCTGAAGAGTCGTATTAACGAAGTCGTGTTTGGCTTCGATGGCACGATTGCAACTCAAGAAGATGGTGGCATAGGTAGCCCTGCTGTTGTAGTCACCCCTACTGTGAGAGTAATAGATGACAATACTCTGATAGTAGAAGCGAAACTAGCATTAGATACTTCCTTCACACGACCACTGAAGGAAGTAGTGATTAGGTACAAGAATCCCAGCGATTCTACTGATACTACTGACTTTATGAGATACACATATAACGCTGTGCAAAAGACCAGCAACAACGAACTACAATTCTCAGCGATAATTGAGGTGACAGCATGACGAATCCAAAGGCAGGGCACATGAGTGCGAGTGGTATGAGTACTGACGCACAGGGACTAAGAGATGGCGATGGGCTGACTAGCCCTAGCCTGACTAACATCTACGAAGGACTACACGGCAACGGTATCATGAGACTTGGTGACGGTGCTAGAGGTGACACACTAAGAAACAGTATCATATCTAACACGCCCGGATTCATTGAGATAGGCTCAAGTCAGGGCGAAGTCAAGGTCTACGGAGGACACTGTGTACTCGATGGTACGCTCTATGAGTTCGCAGGCGGTCAAGGTGCGAGTGAGACATTCGTAGTCGGAACTACAGGTGCTGGTGCTAACCACAGTGGAGACTTACCAAGTGTTCCAAGTGCTAACAGCGATGTATTTGTTGTAGTCTATCTAGTCGGTAGAAACACACCTGAAGCCCATCTGATGTATGAGATGGGCACACCTGCTTCACCTAGCAGCGGTACGCCTCTTATTCCTAACCGTTTCCTTTCTAGTCCAAGTATCAGCGGTAATACTGACGCTAATCATCATCACACCATACTGGGTGTATTGAGATACACAATGACAGGTGGTGCAGGTAGCGTTACTGCGTCTTTGAACACTGACCCTACTATCCACGACAGGAGGACATACATCAGGTCTACGCCTATGTACATGACTCCTCTGACAAAAGGTGCGATTGGGAATGTAGATACAGCCAACGCAGTGACTGACCTAGATGCTTTCTTTGCAAGCCCTGAAGATGGTGACTTCAGCGGTAGTACATTCGGTGCAATATGGCAGACTCACTACGAAGATAAGACTGGTAACAAACACGCTAACATCTACGCATCAGTCCCTAGGAGTCTCAACAGTACGCCTGTGACTAATACCTATGTCCTCGGACCAAATCGCCTAGAGGTGATTACTACAACAGCCGATGTGACATTCACATTCGACCAAGGTAATGTTTGGATTGTAACTACAGACAACAACCGTACTATCAACCCTACAGGTACATTCGGTGCTGGGCATGTAGTAGAAATCTATCACAAAGCCGGTAGTCACACTCTGCACTTTGATTCTACCAGTGGTGGGCACAGTACAGGTACTAAAATCAATGTAGATGTAGCAATCAACAAATATGCCAAATTCATCTACGATGGGGCAAACTGGCATAAGTTAGAACTGCATACCGTAAGTTGATGGGGAGACTTGTTGACGAACTGAAGCAGAAGTGCGAAAACTGCAATCGCATCGCTTTGCCTCTAAGTATCGCTGGTAACTATATCAGCGGTGAAAAGGCTGTACTGCATCAATGTCCGTTCTGCAAATACATTCGCTTTCATGGACAACTTGGATTCAAAGGTGAACGCAAGCGTAAAGCCAGCCCTGTAGCCAAATCTGCTAAAGGTAGATTCAGTAGGTATCTAATGCGTAAGGCTACTAAATATTAATCGAATACTGTCATCTTGCAATCTTTGCAAGTGAAACCGTTAGGTTTGAATTGCTTCTTCTCACCTTCACGCATGTAGAACCTCTTGAGCAGGCTACCGCATTTAGGGCAGTTCAGGTATACTCTACCTTTCTTTCCCATCTATTCCCCTCTCTTTCCGATGATGTCGTCAATTCTTAGAATACTGATTGTGACTTCACTAGCAGATTGAATCGCCTGCTTAACTAATTCAAGAGGTTCGTAAACATCTTGCTCAAGCATAGAGCAACCGCCACCGTTTTCAATATCAGGACCACTGTCAGTGTTACCTGCTTTGTGTTCATTCCTTAGTGTCAAGATGGTGTCTAGTGGGTCATGCCCTGCGTTCTCTGCGATAGTAGCAGGGATTGCTTCTAAAGCGTCAGCGAATGCATCAATAGCCATTTGTTCACGACCACCTGCCTCTGCTGCCCTTGACCTTAGATGTAGGGCTGAATTGAGATAAGATGAGCCTCCGCCTGCTACGACTTTACCTGAGTTGTAAGCAAGGCAGACTACACCAAGAGCATCTTCGAATCCACGCTCTGTCTCGTCAAGTGTTTGCTTAGTAGCACCTCTTAGAATTAGAGTGGTTACTTCTCCTTTGCCCTTGACTACGACATACTTCATGTCACCTATTTGCTTACACTCAGCGTCACAGTCTACTGCTTCTATCAAGTCATCAGTACTGTGAGATACTGTTGCACCTAGTAGTTTTGATAGGGCTGTCATGTCACTCTCAGGTATTCTATGAACAAGAGAAATGCCTGACTTAGCCAGCGTTGCTGCGACTACTTCGTGTACAGTATCTCGACAAAATACTACTCCACCGTCAGGTAATAGATTGACTATTGCTTCTGCTTTGTCAATCCATTGTTCTCTACTTGACTGGCGTTTATATTGCTGGTATTCACTAGCCGATGATAGACTGAGTTGTATGTTTTCATTGTCCTTGATGTCACTCAGTCCTGTGTTGATTAGTAGAGCCCTACCAGTAGGAACAAGTGGCATAGCAGGTAGCATGAACTCCTTGTGCAAAACTACACCTGAGAAGCAGGATGAGTCATCCAAACTACCACCCGGCTGGCACAGAACTCTGATTCTCTCAAACTCTCCACCAGCAGTCTTTACAGCGTCAACACAAAGTTGACTGACATGCTCTACACTAGATTCAAGTGCTTTACCTGTGATTGATGTCCTTGCTACATTGACAAGGTGATTCTCCGATGACTTCGTTAACTCAGCCTCTATGTGTTCTGTAGCCCACCTAGATGCCTTTCTGTAACCTCTACAGATGATGTTAGCGTGTAGACCTTTGTTGAATAGTAGTTCACTGTTACCAAGTAGTTCACCTGCAAGCACTACAGTACTGGTCGTACCATCGTAGCACATGTTCTCTTGTGTGTTAGCAGCCTCTACTACCATTTTGGCAGCGGGGTGGCTGATGTCTAGTTCTTGTAGGATGGTTGCACCGTCATTGGTAACGATGACATTACCGCCACCGTCTACCATCATCTTGTCCATTCCCATCGGACCAAGTGTAGTCTTGACCGTGTTTACTGCTCTCCTTGCTGCCCTTATGTTGTGGACTACTGCTGTTGTATTACTCTCATTTTCGTTCATGTTAATCTCTCCCCTACCAATCTACTTCGAACTCTTTGATGTCACCAGTATGTCTACACCTTGCTTTCACAAAGCCTTCATTCATACCGTGTTCCCACAGTTCGTAAACCAGTTGAGCATCTTTGAGGCAGTACTCTGCCACTTTGTCATAATTACCTTTGCGCCACTCTATAGGTGCGTCATGGCTGTTCATCAGTTTGCCTTTAGCAAGTGTGTGATAACAAGCATCGGATAATGGTACAGCATGACCTACTATACTTCTAAGCAAAGCAGATGTGTCAAACACCTGTTCTTCTGACTTAGCCATGATGTCGCCTGCTGTCCAGCAATCTAATGCGTCTCTAATGATAGGTAGGTCGAAGTTCTTGAGATTGTGTCCAAGAACCATCCCTCCCTCTGACACATGCTTAGCCAAGTCTTCACCTATCACTTTTGGATGTAGTGGTTTGACTTCTGTGTTTTCAGGAAGATATTTTGAAACACCTTCGTTAGCGTATACAATGCCTTTGTCCCCATCCCATGTGGCTACAACGGTAGGTTCGAACATGTGACTTTGCCCCCATCCCCCGATTTCGTGGGAGAAATTCCCAGTTTCAATGTCGAGGGCGAGCATTTTTTTCATTTTACTATCTCCTGCATTTGGTGGGCGCATCCCTCGCATAGGCAGACCATCTTACTTAGATATGTCCCCACTACACGACCTCCGATGTCCTTGCCTATTTCGGACTTACATATTAGACATTCGGTATACCAAAAAGCAGTTTTCAAGACTTACCACCCTTTCTGAACTCATCTTTTAGGCGCACATAGACACGAACACCCTCTCTTGTGTTGCTGAACATTTCAGTTCCGTAAGTGTTGAACTTTTCGTTAACAGTAGCCGGACTGCTGTAGTTAGCCAATCTTCCAAAGGCTTTCATCATGTCTTTCTTGCTCACCCATCCGAATCCTCTGTGGTCGTCAAAGTCGAACAACTCAGATTGCTTGTAGGCTTCTTTCCAGTGCCCTTGCATCTTGTTCTTCTCGGAAGCACCTGCACCAATATTGACCTCTGATTCGAGCCATTGGATGAGGTTTCTGTACAAGTCAAAGAGTATCTCCTTAGCCATATCTACATGGTCGCCTGTGACTTCCCATGTATCTTCTATCATAGCGAAGTGGTGAGCGAGGATGTTAGTGTAGTTCTGTAGCCCCATAATGAAAGAAGAACAGATACCTTGCTTGTCAGGACTCATGACTTCTACAACACTGTAGTACTCATCTATCGCCGACATCAAAGCAGGTATGTATGATTCATCAATAGTGAACATGACCTTCTGATTACAGCACAGGTCCATGACTACTTGCTCTTGGTCGTCACCATCCATAGTGTCCCATTCGATAGGTGCGTAGCCAGCCAGTTCCATGACTCTACGCTTCAGTCTTTTCTGCACATCCAAGAAGAAGCCTACTACATCATCAAAGGGTACTTCGAATGATTTCTTACTGTACACATCTTCCGCAAGAGCGTGGTTGATTTCACGCTTCATGTCAAGTGTCCAGTGCCTCCAGTATGTCAGAACACGCTGGAAGATACCTTTGTCCAGTACATGCTCTTTGATACCCTTTGGTGGGTATGTTGTAATCCACAGAGATACTTCTGACTTGATTGTAAACGACTCTCTTGCCATGTTCTTGGTAATCAGGTTTCTACCTGTACCAGCAGAGTTCAAGGCAGATTGTAAGAAGAGAGTAGTACTTTCGTTGTATTGCCCTGTCTTCAAAACTACGCTACCTTCGTCAAAGTTCAGACCCTTTCTACCTGCTAGAATACCTTCTCTAACCATCATATCAGGGTTTCTTGGGTCTTCTGAATCAGGGTCAGGTACAAGTGTACCTAGTAGTGCTGCATCGTTACCACTGTTGTAATCCATAGAGTTGAGATTAGCACCTTTGAGTACCTTCTCAATCATTTGGTAGGCAGCGGATTTACCTGTCCTAGTATCTTGAATCCAAAAGATACTCACTCTTGGGTCAAGGTTACTACCACCCACTGGTATTCTTACATAGGGTATCGAAGCCTGACCTAGGATATAGAAGAAAGAAATCAATCCGGGTATTTCGTTGTTCTTACTTACTTCTTTGAAGTGCTCAAGATACCCGTTCAAAATGTCGTACTTCTTTACACACTCATAATCACTTGCCTTGTGTTCCATTGTTATCTCCCCTTTTGTATGTCTTTTGGACTGCGACTGGTTCTTCTGATGTTAATACATCAAGGATTCTTTGGCGCAACTTTGGACCCAAACCCCTCACTGATTTAAGCGATTCGGGATAGAGCATTTCTTCTATCGAACCGCATTGTTTCAGCAGTTTCTCTACCATTTCAGGACCGATTCCGGGTATGGTGACGAGCATATCAGCCCTCACATCATTGGTACTTGTCCTCGTTACTGCTCTTGCACCATGCCTACTTGCTGGCTTGTGCATCTTACTATGTAATTTTGCTATGAATATACCTGCTTCAGCGTAGTCCTTCGCTCTATAGATGTGACAATCAAAGTCTGCTGTCAATCTAGCAAAGATACCTAACATCAGGTCAAGCGTTTTAGCGTAACTGGTCGGTCTGCCTTGGTTTCTACACATTGCGACATACTTCGCTATGTCACCATGTACTACAAGCACTACACGCTCACAGTTAGCATCAAGGTTTTCTATCTGACGCTGTAAATGTCCTTTGAATGTGGATTGGATGAGGTCAGAGATACTTTTACACTCTATGTTAGCATTCCCTGCTTTGTAATCACCCATACCCTGTAAGTGTACTTTCTTTACGGGGTAGCCCTCTCTCTCGACTGCTCTGACTATGGCATCATGTAATGGACCACGCTCGTTAGAGTCAATCAGTAGAGGTTGTGTCTTCTTCATCCTATCAGTTCCTTGAGTACTTTGTATATTGGATATGTAACTACTAATATTGTTCCTTTCAATACCGCTAACGGTAATTCTATGAATGCAAATCGTAGATACTCAGTCCAAGTCATATCAATCATCTTTCCCATGCCAAGCACAATAATCGCTATCTTCCAAAGACCACTTGCTACAAGGCTTACCTTGAGCGTTTTGACCTTTACAGGCTTTCGCTATCAGAGTACTATCATCATGTCCATACGGACCTTTGGTATAGCACTTTTGACAAATCTTAGTTGTTCTTCTGTATATTCTAGCCTCACATATCCTGCATCTTCGCATGTTCATTCCTCCTCATCTATAGCACCAGTTTTGTCCCAGTATCTGCATTTACCTAGGCACATACCTTTCTTGTAAAGCATAGAACAAGTCTGAGGGTATTCAGTCCCTACTATGGTGCTCACTTGGTAGCGGGTCGTTTCTTCTTTGAAATCAGCCCACTCTAGTGATTTGATGAAATTGACAATTGTTTCTGTGTGTTCTTCTATCTTTGACCTGTCTATTCTTTCAACAGGTATGAAATTTCTCAGCCGTTTTGATAGATACTTGACGAGTTGCACTCGCTCATCATGACTTGGGTTGCTACCCACTCTACATGCCGACTGATTCAAACAAGGTAAGATAATGACACCATCCATTGATATTGTAGGTAGGTCGATGGGCTTAGAGTTAGGATTGAATATCTTACCTCTACTCTTGCCTTTTACGACATCAAGTTTCAAGCCTTCTGACCCGTAAGGTATCATACCTTTGCCGGGCTCAAGTGCCTTGAGCATGATATGTTCCAGCCCTCTTTCTAGGTCATTAGTTGTCAGCGGTACAGACCACAGTCCACGCTTTGAATTGTAAGAGTTAGGAATACGAATCATTCCACTGGTATCGAAAGGAACGGCAGGGTCTGAACAATACAAGTCTAACTGATGAATCCAGTCACTGACTTGCTTCATACCTGCTTCCTTGATGTCAGATAGATTGTCACCACCACTAGGGATGTACGCTTTGTCGAGTCCTATCCATACATGGAAGCCTCCACCGCTGTACCATATACAGTGAGAGATGTCACTCTCTAATAGATGGTAATGTAGACGCTTGGTTTGCTCAAGGGGTGCTTCTATATCGACAGAGTTACCCTTGTTCTTTCTGAAATCCTTTGGGTCGAAATCCATAACGAAATGCCTGATAATAGGGGTCTCTAGGTTGACACGCTTGTTGTAGGGGGGTAGAGTTGCTCTGTAACCATACACTGTCATGTAGGCATTAGAAACCCCGTTCTTCCCTTCCCAGTATCTTTCTAGGTCGTTATTGTTCCTAACGATTTTCCTGTAACCCCTGCCTCTCTCAGGGCTCAGTTCCATAACTTCCCTTGGGAAGTCGAATACAATCTGCATTCAAGCACCCTTGTACTTCCTTGCTACTTGTCCTGCCACAGCCCTCAAACCATGTTCATTCATCAACAGGTTTCGATTGAATGTGACATACATCACACCCTTTGGACCACTTGCTTCACCATCAAACTCAAACAGAGTTTTCTGTATGGCTACAGTGTAATTCTTGTACTGACCTAAAAGTGAAAACGAAACCTGTACAGGTCTACCAGTCACCTCGCTCATCATTCTTTCAATCTCTCTAGTTTCTTGCTCTAAATTTTCTACAGGTCTCATTCCTCATCCCCCTCATAGTTGTCGAGATATTCTTGTGGATTATCACTGCCCTCCCAACTGGGGCAAATAGATTTGAAATTGCACCAAGAACACTTACCTGTACTTGCCTTTGTAGGGAAGTCTCCAGTGAAATAAGCAGTCAATAGTGCATTCTTCATTCTATCAATCTTCTTCGAGTATGTTGTCCAAGTCCTACCTGTACAAGCCTCGTATACGATTTTGTTAACGGCTCTCTGTTCTTTGCCGTATTTGTTCATGGGTTCTACTTCTTTCTCTCCACCTGAAGGATATACCCACCCCCAGTGGGTGACATCTTGGAACGGGTGATTAGCCCAATCTAGTAGCCTCTTGTAAAACGCCATCTCTGTTCTCATGGATTGCATCTTGAAGGATGAGTCTTCCCACACATCATTCTTGTTTTTGGTCTGAACCCACTTACCTGTCTTCAATTCCATTACAGCGTATGTACCATCTTCTGTCGCATAACCTCGGTCAATACTCCCAGCAAAATGGATAGGAACTGTGTGGACTTCGCCGTTGAACTCAAACTCTTCTTCGACAAAGGCATGAACTTCTAACTCGTTGATTACGGGCATGTAGGCTTCTTTACCTCCACTCTGTAGTCTCTGTAAATCCCATCTGATTCTTTGTTCTATAGAGCCTTCTTCTCCGAGTTGATAGTCCTGTTCAGGAATAACACTCAGGGCAAGTTGCATTGCTTCATTCCATTTGTCTCTCTGAACCAATGTATACAGTTCATCAAGAACCGTTGGAACATTATCATAGTACTTCTCAATAGCATCGTGGACATTAGTACCCTTCACCATAGCATCAGTGGATGGCTCAGGTAAACGGTGTATTCTTTTGTACTCATACTGCTTAGGGCAGAAGTCAAAATCACTTGTCAAACTGGTCTTAGTCATTCGCAGATGCTTCTCACTACCGGGTGTCCAGTTGTATTCAGACTTGGCGTATGCACTCCAGTCTCTGTCACTCATTCTAATTCCTCCATCAAATCAATGACTGCTTCTATATCAGGGTCAAGTTCAGCACCACTGTCTCTCAGTCCCCTCAATACATTTAACATAAATTTCAGTACTTTCATTTGTATGCCTCCAGTGTCCTTTGTTGCATGATTGTGTATTCGAATAGTTTACTTTGTCGAGTCTCTTTTTCGTCTACCCTACCACAGGTCGGGCAGGGGATTCTTCTGTTAACATTAGGCTTTATAGGAGTTTCTCTAATCTTCTTCCAAAACTTCCACTTACTCATTCGCCTCCCTCCTCTTCGATGATGCGTTGAAGGTAGACTGTAGCATCCATCAGTTCTTCATGCAAGTGTACTAACCAATCAAGGAACTTGAGGTCGTCTCTTTCCATCGTTACCCCATACTTGTTCTTACCTAGTTCGGCTCTTTTCTGTATCTTCTCACAAACTGTATCTTCTATGCTACTCATGTTATCACCAATATTGTTTAGGCATCGCTGCCCCACTCGCTCTCTCCAAGTCCCAATCAAGTGCCTTGAAGATAGGCTTGAGTTTTCTCTTAATCAGTCGGTCAACCATTATATCATGGTCGAGACTAAAGCCATCTAAATCGCTATCATTTTCGAAAGCCACTACATCTACCTTGACTTCTACCTGTTCTTTGGTATCGAGGTTCTTGGCTATGATATAATTAGGCTTACCTTCAGGGAACTGATTGACATACACCCAGTTGACTGAATCTCCATCACCTAGGGCTTTGCGACCTACAATGTGCTGATTGTAATATCTCGCTGCTTTGACAGCCCCTCCGATGGAGTGAGCATACTTGTCAAGTGACTTTTGTAATCTCGTTGTAGTGGCGATTTCTTTCAGTTCTACATCGCCACGCTGTATCTTCTTAGCCAGTGGTCTAACCATACCGATGACTTCTTCTTCATCAGCACCCGAACAAATGGCTGTCAGTACATCGTTTTCGAGGTTCTTGGATATAGGGGCAAGTGTACTTATCTTACCCCATCTAGCACTCTTTGTCTTCCCTTCATCTTCAGGAGGGTAAGAGCAGATTCCATAGTAGAGATTCTTACCTCCTACAATCCAGTAGGGCATGTAAGCCTCGAATTCTACTATCAGATGACTCGCTTGATGTTCTCTCTGTATAGTCTCAGTGAGATGCTTGGCGAGGTCATGCGCCTCATCGAATGGGACTTGTACGAAGGCAGAGTCAGTGTGCCCGTACAGTGCTTTGTAACCTGCGTTCTCTGACTCTTCCATCAGACCTTTGATTGCTTGTCTACCACATGCTGTGATAGCAGAGGCTATGTCGAAATCACACCAGCCCCAGTAAGGGCTCGCTGTCGCACCGTATAGGCTCGCCATCACACGCTTTACTGCTAGTTGCAATGTGTTCCATCCGTTTCTCTCAGATTCGGTAGGGGCTTCCTTCATGTTTTTCTTGTACTGGTCTCTAACCTCAAACAGTTCAGTTACCATGCTTGGAAGGAGAGCATCAACATCTTGCCTCCAGCAAGTGCCGTCAGGTAATTCTCTGACATTTGCCTCACCTGACATGCTTTTTGGGACTTGAGATTCCCATGATAGATTGTGACTTAGAATAAGTGAAGGGTACAGACCTTTGTAATCCACACAGGCTACTCCCTCGTATCTGCCCGGCTTGGGCGGTGGAATGAAAGCACCCTCGTAGTCCTCTTTTTCCTGACCCGAATGTGTCGGTGCTTTCCAATCTGTTCTTCTCTGTAGTAGACCTCTTGCGAATCTAGTGACATTGTGACAAGATGGGAAACTCACCCCTGTGAATTCCTGTAATGACAGGAAGAAATTGAGTACATGGTTGTCCTCATCTATGTGTTTCAGTAGGAATGTATCTACCATACAGTAGTCAACATAGTCATCGAATCTCTCTGTCCATCCTGTGTGAACATCCATATCCAACTTACCACCGTAACCACATACTCTTGCGATTGTATCTAGTTTGAGATTCTTTAGTTGAGGCTTACCGCTGTCTTTCCATACTCTCTCGAATCCACTACCACTTCTCATCGGAGAGGCAGTGTCGAAGCAGAGCCTACCGTAGATTGGTTGGTCTACATAGTCGTAACCATTCCTGCCCGGTAGCACTCTACCTAGAGGACTGAGTCGTTTGTACTCAGACATTCTCTCTACCAAGTGAGGTAGGTCAGCCCACATCATAGCGTGAGCCACGAAGATGTCAGGATTACATTCATCCATGTAGTGAAGGAAGGCATCGTGCATCTCTTGTTCTGAGCCGTACAGATGTCTCTCGTAGGTCAAAGGGATTTGCTCTCCCTTGTATTCGTATTCGGTGGCTCTCTGCTCAATGTGATAGTCACCGTGGAATAGTCCATTCGGATTGTCCTTCTTCCAGCAGAAGGCAACCAGTCTGTTGTTGTAATTGTCAATGACAGCCATGACTGTCGTTTGCTTGGTCTTGGTACACCATTCAAGGTCAAAGTGCCAAACTCTAGGCTTCCAGTTAGGCATCTTCTCTACTTTGTCGATTAGATACCTGTCTTCCAAACTGAGGTCAGCCTCCCATGTCTTACCAAACATACGAGCCATATCCTTGACCTCTCTTTGTCTGAATGCGTATACTTTAACCAGTTCTTCGCCCGTTCTCAGGGCTTCTGCTCTGTCATCCCAGTCTACCCTTGAACCGGGGAATTGGTCGATAATGTTGTCAACGAATCTAGGGCTCGTGCTTGACTTAATCCAAAAGTATGGTCTGAAGTCAGTTACTGTTTCTTCGATGAGATTCCCTTCGCTGTCTCTCCATCTCTTGTAGATGTAATCAGAGCCAGTGTAGTCAGGATTGTACGCTTCAATAATCATATCTATTCCTCTTTTAGGTAGGACTCTACTTTTCTGTAACGCTTAGTTGCATGATTGTATACTATACCTTCATAAGATTCAAGACATGTCGCACAGGTCAATTCACCCTTGTGTCGGAACAGCATTTCCTCATCATCATAACCGCAACCGTATGCACACTTAGGTAAACTGTCATCAGGACCGAATAAAGAATCAAGTAACGACTTAATAACCATGCTTACTCATCCCCTTACCGAACTTTTCCATACACTCTTCGCTACAAAAGAATACCTTATCCTCAAAATTGTGATGTGAAATGCCTACTATTTTCCAGCATTGTTTACATCTCATTCTGTGCTTCATTCTTTTCATGACTATTCCTCTTCAAGCAATGTGTACTCTACGAAAGCACCGCAGTTAGAGCAATGTAGTTGAGCAACGATGCCCGCCCGGTCATAACCTAAGTCCTCTGCATCAAAGTCACTCCCCCATATCAGTCTGCCTCCACAGAACCAACATACATCTCTTCTATCCTTGTCAATATATTCTATGTTCATATTCAGTCCTCCTCATATTCTTGGTCTATAACGACCATCAAGAAATTGGTAGATGGTTGCTCTAGGATAATCACAGTCTCGTCTCCCGTATGTAGGTCGAATGACCCACTCGGTAGATTAGTTAGTAACTCAGGCAACCACTTGTCAAACGCTGACCTCACTGGTAAAGTAGTAGCCTCTATGTTAGTCAGAGGGGCTTTGACGAACATCTTACCTGTCGCCTTCTTACCGCCTCTGATAATCAGCATCTCACCCTCTACATCGAACTCGGTCTTACAAGCGAACTTGTCACCTAGTACCTTCTTGAATCCTGTGGCAGGTTTCAGCGAGTCTGCTGTAACTCTAGCGTGGTGTGTCAGTGGTATGTTGAACCACTTACGCCACATACTGTTTCTTGAGTCTTCGATTGTCTTAGACATCAAGCCGACCTTATCTTGCGACCCGATGTGGGATGTGGTAGGTATCTGTAGTGTAGTGTTACCACTAGCGATATGCAATGTACCTGTCTTCCCATTTTGAGTGAAAGATAACTCAGGCGTTTTGCTGGTACTTAGAAAGGCTTTGACTTTCGGTATATCCGATATGTACAGGTTGCCAGTGTTGCTACTGACGCACTGCACTTGTCTTGAGATGAAGTGTGTACTCTTCCCCACCGCTGCATAGATGTTGTCACTGCTTACTGTGATTGCTATATCAGCCAGTTCCTTACCGAATGAATTCAAAAATGAATTCAAACTATCTCTTGTGATTGTAAATGATACCATACTAAGACCTCCAAACTACAGGCGGGGGGATTGAGTTCATGCAAAATAGAAAGAAAAGCACTATGCTCATTGGATGATGTTTCTCAATATTACCGAGCGAACCCCCATGTGTAGTTAATCAGATAACACCATCCCTTAGTTCAGGTAGCCCATACCATTGTGCATCTTCACCTTCTTTGGTGACGAAGTATAACCTCTCTTGATTGAGTAGGTTAGGGTTGGTCTTACTCTTGTAGAATTTTGCTGTGTATCTTGTCTCTCCGGTCAAGCCACCGTCATTGTTACGGACAGGCTTACCCTTGACCCAAACGATTTGGAATAGGTCTTTGTTAGCACTCTTTTCCCATACGAACTTGAATCCATCATGACTCAACAATCCGTCATCAGGCTTCAAGTGAGTCTCCCAGTAAACATCAACGCCAAGTCTGTTCAACTTTTGACACTGTGCTGTGAGTTGCTTGAATCTCGTGGAACGAATACTCCAGTTCCATCCAATCTCAGAATTCAGTTTAGCATGACTTGCTTCGACAGCATCTGTCGCCTTCATGTCAAGGTCGTATATCTTCATACAATTGACACACATCTCATCGAACTGGTCTACACCAGTGACGATGAATGACTTCAGTAGTTGCCCTTCGAATCCGGGCTCTGTCTGTCTCTCTGCATACTCGACTGCGAACTTAGCAATCTCCATTGTCCTGATATAACTCAGTAAGTAATTGTAAGCCGTTGTGTCTTCTTGTTGCATGACCCAAGGGGAGAAGATACGAATGTTAGTATTCCCGTTGTAGTGGGCATTCTTACAAGATAGTCCTCCGTTATCATTGTCAAGTACAATAGCCAAGCCATCAGGATGCTTGTGAAAGTGTGCATCCATAGCCAGCCCTGTCTTACCTGTACCCTCGTGTCCTACGAAAGCGCAGAAAACAGAACTCGGTTCTATCTCAGGTGGCTTTTCTTGTGCTCTCATTTCCTCGGCAATTCCGGGGAACTTGCTGATAAAGTCCGAAGATGTCAGTGTCACTGGTTCAGGGACTTTGGCATCAGTTTGCACTGGTGCTGGTGTCACTGGTGCTGGTGTAGCCTTCTCTATTGGCTCACCGACCTTCTTTGGTAGTTCAGCAACCCTCACTGGGTTGTTGTTACTTGCTGTGTTTCCTTCTGCTAATGCTTCCCAACTCATTTTCATTCACCTCTAAATTGTTCCAAACTTGTGTCTCCAACACCGCCCGCTGGGCGAGCAGTTCTTGGTGGAATGTAGATACCGAGAGCAGACATAGATGGTTGCATCTCGTTTTGATATGGTCTTAGTTTCAGTCTACCGACTACTATGACACTGGTCTTCTCATTGTAATGCCTGACATTACCGTTGACATCTGTGTATTGGAATACATTGTCTCTGTCATGCATTGAACCTGAGACCCATACTGTTACTGGCTCTACGCCAGTACCGTAAATCTGTAGTCTGTAAGAGCGACCTGTAGGGTCGTACTCACTGTCCATTGGGTCTCTGTTCAGATATGTGATGAGACCTCTAGTGATAACAATAGGATTGAGTGTCATACCATTGCTGGTAGTAATCTTTCTCTCAGGGTGAGCCTCAAGCAGTTCACCTAGAGGGACATATTCATTGTGCATCTTTTGATTAACCAGTAATCTTTCAGCACTGAATGCTTGTCTTAGATTCTCAGCCAGCCAACTGTCAGTGTACTCGACAGTCTCATGGAAGTTGTTGTTGGTGTATAGTGTGTCCATACCTTCTTTGGTAGGTTCAATGACTTGAATACGACTTGCTGTCCATTGTGTGTAGTTTGCTTCCATAGCCTTACCTTGTAAGTTGACACGCCACATCTTGATGTCGCTTCCACCTTCTCTTGAACCCAAGAAGTATGCTGCTTTGCTGAGGCTCTTTGGTGCTACAGGGCTAACCTTGCCATCACGAGTGTTCAACAAACATAGAATCATATCGTTGTGCTCAAATCCATACCAAGGTAAGTCGCTTCCGCTGACTCTGTCTTCTGTGACTTTACCGTTGATGTGCCATCTACCTTCTTTGGCAGTCAGTATACCAATGAGGTTCTCATTGATTGCTCTGTCTCTGTTGTTTCTGAACAAGTTCATTGCCTTGTCATACATACCCTTTCTGTTGTCTCTTGGCTCGTCTTCGACACCGACAAACATACCGACATATGCTACAGTCTCTCTTTGTTTGCCAGCACTTGCATTTCTTGTCTCGATGACGAATTGTTCCGACCATTGGCTCAAGTAGAACGGGTCTTCAGTGAGTGGGTTTTCTATCTCGTACTCTTCTTTCAACCACGCACCGAACTTGTTCGCTGCCTCCCCGACACTGATGCCGAATTTTTCAGCATAGCCTTCGAGTCTTTCCATTACATCTGCTGGGTAACCTGTTGTTTCGCTCATTTTTATCTCTCCATATTTTTTCTTAGTTTTGCTACAAAGTACTCAACATACGATAAGTCATCGTCAGGCCATTGTGTAGACAAGACGGCAAACTCGCCGTATGTGAGCATGAAATTGTGCCAGTCTGCCTCATTCTCCATGAGGGGCTTGGCTCTCCATCGGAGTCCTTTGATGACTCCAAAGCCGGAGATACCTGATTCAAGTGCTTGAACCAAGTAGGCTGTTAATTTAGGGTAGTCACTACCCATTAGATTGAGAGCAGCCTTGCTGAGGTAGTTACCGTCTCTGCGGATTCTCTCAGACAAAGCGTCAGGCTCTCTGACTAGGCTCTCAAGTGTGTCAATAGACTTTCTCAGAGAGCCCCCTGTAGATTTGATTAGGTGAGGTAGGTGTTCTTTCCATTCTTGTGGAAGTCCTTCTTCATCTATGATGTATTCCAATCGACCTGTGTTCTCATCGTCAATTGGCTTGAAGTGGAATGTGATACATCTGTCTCTGATAGCAGAGTGTATAGGTGAGATGTCGTTGGCTGTCAGGATAAATACAGTAGTCTTGTGACTCTCCTCCATGATTTGTCTGAGTGCTTTCTGTGCTGGAGATGTGTAACTCTCGAACTCATCTAGGAACTCAATCTTCCTCGATACTCCTAGTCCCTTTTGCTTGCTCACTCTCTTGAGGTCTCTTACTGAATCAATGCCTCTGTCGTCACTAGCATTAGTGACTCTGAAGTTCATAGGGTCGAAGAACTCACCGAGCATATCCTTTGCTAAGGCGTATGCTGCACTGGTCTTACCGATGCCCGGTTTACCGACAATTAGAATGTTAGGAGGGCAGGTGTCGATGGTCCAAGTCTTAGCAGACTTTACGAACTCATCACAACCTGTCAAATCATCCAAAGTGGATGGTCTGTATTTCTCTCTAAAATTCATTTTTGGCTCACCACATTTACTTTATTGTTTCTTTATAACCAGTTTCTCTCAGTTGCTCATTTCTATCAGGTCAGTTAATTGAGTTACATCACTGTAGCCCAAGTCGTCATCAAGGTATTTCAGTTCCACTTTCTCAAGAGAAAGGTCACTGAGAGAAAACTCTGCGAGTTCAACTACCACCACCATAGCATACTCATCGACAGGTAACCAGTCCTGTCCTGCGAGTACACCTTGTAATGCCAACCTCTGACGCATGTGCTGAGCGACTTCTACAGTTAACTGTATCTGTCCTACTTCATAGGTTTCGAACCCATCCATAGCAGACACTCTAATGTGTGTCTCGAACTCACGGTCACGCTTGACAGCAGTGACAAGTAGATTGATGTGAAAGGCATCCTTGAGGATAGCCCACCCACCGTTGCTACCCAATTTGATAGCACCAGTGCTTACGAATCTGAGCCTTTGGTTGTCTTCCAAAGTCCCAAGCAAATGGCTGAAATCCGTAGAGGCAGGTATGAATTTACCTGACTTGGTAGGCACAGCCAGTCTCAGTTTGGCAAGTTTATCTTGCCTGTCCTTGTAGTTCTCTTTGTATACATTCCAATCGTCATCGACTGCATATACATCAGTAACATACTTGACTTGGTTACCGTCAACTTCTACCTCAAAGATAGCCTCACTATCTGTGTAGATGGGCTCATGTGACTTGCCCATCATTTGCTTGTGACGGTTGTAAAACACACCCTTGAATGTCCCTACTGGGAATTCAGTGATGTGTAGGAATCTCCTGTCTCCTTCAATGACATCTGCATAGACATCATCAGGAGTTGTTAACTTGTCCCATGCTCTATAGACCGAGCCAAGGAAAGCCTGTCCCGGTTGCATAGTGCGAACTTCCATGTCCTCTTTCTCAGAGTACAGCCTCTGTATAATCTCAGAGGGAGTCATGGTCTGTAACATGATATTGATTGATTGGAGGCTCTGAGCCCCCTTCTCTGTAGTGTACGACACTATCTGTAGAAAACGATTGACTGGCATAGGAGGTCGCTCGTCTGTAGCCCTGCCCCAAAAGAGTAGGGCTTCTCTCTCATTCATTTTGCTGGCAACTTGAAGAAAGCCTTCGTCTCTTATCCTAGCCATGAGATTGAACGCTTGCTTGACTGTCAGTCCCTGACCTCCATATTCAGGAGACTCAAGAGCCAACAGAGGTACTATCGGTTTGCCTGCCAATGACTCATCCCACACTAGCGGGGAGATGGATAGTTTACGACAGACATCGTCTCTTATCTCTCTGATTGAAATGAACTGCCTTGGGTATCTCGAATACTCAGGATAGTACATGTCAATCAACTGAGAACTATCATCAATTGAGTTGTTGACTGCTTGCCTGATTAGGTCTAGCATCTTTCTGAAATGCTTAGACTTCTCTTCAGCGTCTGTCATGTACTTACTGTACAGAGTTCTCAGACTCTCTGAGATAGTAGCAGCCTCTGCTAGTAGCATCACTCTTCCTCTCCTATGTAGAAATACTTGGTGTTTTCACAAGGATATATCTTACCCTTAATGATTTCATGGTCTCTGAAAACACGAGAATCCCAGCCTAGTTTTCTAGCCCACTTTCTTTTTATTCTCAGTTGCTTCCTATTGCCGTATTGATTGCCTTCTCTGTAGCAGTTTTTGAGTAAAACCGAGTAAGCCTCAGTTATTCTAATTGAGATTTTTCTCGGTCTGTACATTTCATCTTTGTCCAGTGAGTCGAAAGCCAACTTGTGTGCTTCCTCTAACAGAGCATAATCAAGTTTCTTGCGTGTCATCTGTTTCCCTCAGTTCTTTGAGGGAGTGTTGGATTGCCTTTGCTAGTGAACTCGCATCTTCAAGACTCAGGCGCACTCCCTCTTTTGTATAGCCCTCTCCTTGTGGATGCTCAATTGTTCTTCTAACTCTAATGTCTATTTTAGGCTCAGAGTCACCTTTAGGGTCAGCCACACTCATGATGACTTCTGCCTTACCTTTCCACCTGAAAGTAGTAGCAGGAACTCTCCACTTGATTATCTGACTGAATCCTCTCATGTCACTCATCTACCTTTACGAATCTGAATTGTTTTACTGACTTACCTTTGTACTCAGGCGTGACCGAGACAATACGCTTTTCTCTTGTACTCATAATAGCAAAGCCCTGTTTGCTTCCCCAAGAGATTGTGTCCATGATACATTGATAATCGTGTTTAGGTGCATCAGAATATACAGTTACATGGTATGTTTCTTTCTCACCCTTGATGAGGTTAGCCTGAGCCTTACCGTTAGCGAACTCGGCAGTTATCATGCGTTTCTCTCCCAAGCACTCATGGTCGCAGGGGCTGCCGTCATTTCTTCTAAGCAACTCCTACATATGTTACCATCCATGTCACCATCCCAGTCACCTACACAGATGGGGCAGCAACCACATTGCCTACCTTGCTCATAGTCGTACCATTCGTCACATTTGTCACAGAACGCTATATCAGCACCTTGCTTCACTGCATTCATCAATTCTTCATATCTGTTTTCCCAAAATTCTTTCTTCATACTTTCACCTCTACTAAATAGTACTCTTTGAAATAATCAACAAATTCTTTCGGATGGTCGTGCCCAAAATACGCTGACAAGCAGTGTAACAATTTCACTATGTCTTTGTATTCCTTTGTTGACATCATGTCATCAGCAATTTCTTGTTCTAAACCTTCTTCACTTACACCTGTAAGTCCTCGTTTGTACCAGCCAACTGCTCTACCCCATAGATAGTCAGCCGCTTGCTTAGACACTCCTGTAAAGCCAAAGAGATAAGCGGCAAAGTCCTTTATCTCATTACTCCAAATTACATCTTTCCTATTCATTCTTTCACCTTCTCCTTTTTCTTTGTTTCATCCGACCAGTAACCTAGTACGGTTCGATTGTAAATCCTACCACATTCAGTGCATAGGAATATATCTTCCTCTCCGTGTTCGGTTGGCATGTACATATTGAAAGTGGTTGAACCACATACGCAGACTGTTTTTTCTTTCATTCATTCACCTCTCTTTTACTTACTATCAAAATCTCATTTGATTCTTTACTACTATTCATCCCATACTTCCATTCAAGCGGGATGATTTCAAAGTCACTATACCACTTCTCAATATCCTCGTTATTGTTGTAAGACATGACTATCTTCCAACCCAGTGCATCTAATCCTTTGACGACCTCGACTAACTTTTCATGGTCGAAGTTTCTGTGCATGTCTCCTTTGTTACCGTACAAGTTGTTCTTAATCATGTAAGGTGGGTCAAGGTAAATCACTTTGCCTGATGGATTCTGCCCCATCAAACCTTTGAGGAAAACGAATGCGTCACTGTGATGCACCTCTACATTTGGTGCTGAGAATTCTCTCAATCTGTCAATAGACGCTTGATTAAATCTTGGATGTTCAGGTGACATACCACCTGAATTTGTTGAGCCTGAAAATGATGCCCTGTTCAGGACATAAAAGGAACATGCTATGTTGACTGGTATTTCCATGTGAGGTAACAGATGCTGTAAAGAAACAAAGTCACACTTTGGTAGAGGGTGAAATTTCTGTACCTCGTCTGCTACAAGGTCAGGGTCTCTGAGTACCTGTTGCCAAAACATTGCGACTGGTTTGTACAAGTCACAACCGATGACCTTACCTTTCTCGGAGAAGGCAAACTCGATTGAGCCTCCCCCAAAGAAGGGAGAGTACAATGTGTCTGCGCCCTCAAGGTAAGGTAGGATGTGCTTGACTGCCCTACTCTTACCACCGACATATCTTAGAATGCTCTTCACTCATTCACCTCTAAGAAATCTCTCTCACTTCTTTTACCACAGTGAGGGCATTGGTAAGTCACTAAAAGCATCCTGCCACTAAACCCAAATGTAGTGTGATTATCATGCCACATATCACCATTTATCCAATCATCATCTATCTTCTCACAACACTTCATGCCGTCACCTCCACGCCTCGTTCAGCAATCCAATCTTCCATTTCATCCATTGTCACCTTGACCCTACACATTGATGTCCGACTCCTACAAGTAGCGCAGTCAATGTCCAGCAACCAATCAACTTGGCTTGAATAGGAAATTGCACGACTGTTTTTCTTTGGTATGCACTTCACTCCGTCACCTCCACTTGTTCTTTGATTCTTTCCCAAGCGTCCACGAGGTCACCAATGTTGCCACCTTCCTTTTCTTCAAACCGCTTGATGATATTTCTAATTCGCTTTATTCTGTATTCATGATTCACGCCGTCACCTCCCACAGGGTTTCATACTCCGAACTAATCAAATCCCCGTTGGAACAGAAAGTGTCAACCACTCTCTCAATCCATTGGACTCCTTCTTCGCCAATGTGCTGTTTCCACTTGCGCCAATCCTTACCCTCATAATACAGAATGTCGTGTGAGTCTCCATCCTCACCATAATGGATTCTGTATTCTACAATATCCTTCACGCCGTCACCTCCACGCATTCACACTCTAAACCATAGCCTACTATTGTAGTAAGAGGATAGTAAGTAATAGGGCAACCAGTACAACCTTTGCATTTCAGCAATTGCTCTTTTGCATGGTGTTCCCAATACTCGTCATCAAAGCATTCACTCACGCCGTCACCTCCCACCAAGTAGGGACATCTGTTTTTCTGTATCTGATGTTGTCCTTGCTCTTGTAGTATCTACGATAAGCAAATACTGCATCGTCATCCTTGTACTCGTCAGGCATAGCCTGAGCGAAAGGTGTGTAGTCACCTTCAGGAATGAACATGTCCATGTAGTCAATCATGTGCATGATTGGTTTACGACATGCGTGTTCTTTGAGATAACGATACTCAAACTCTTTGCACATAGCAAGGGCATGAGTAGCAAGCCACATGAAGTTCATTCTAGTTTCACCAGCCCACAGTGTACAAGGATGATTCTTGTGAGTGACACGCCAAGGGTTACCACTCTTAGTCAGGATGCCGAACTGTCGGCAGTCTTCTTCACTCATGCCATGTCTACCCAGTGCTGCTCGCATCATTTGTCCTGACTCAATAATCATCTTGCTGATTCTTTGGTCGTCAATGTACTTCGCTGCCTTGACAGGGTCTTTGTCTAATACAAATATGTTCATGCTTCCACCTTCTGACATCTTTCCCACAGGTATTCCATAGCCCAATCAATATCTTCTGCTGTACAAATGATAGGTCTACCGAAAGTGTCCATACCGTCATTGTATGTTTTGAACCAATCTCTTTCGCTTCCCTCAATACATGTGTATTGCATGATGCAAATGTTCAGTGCCTGTATCTTACCTTTTGATTTTGGAAATCTCTTCATATCTATTCCTCTCATTTTTTGTTCGCATCACGGACTACATGGGTAATCTTACCAGCAATCATTTGCTGGACAGTCCATTGTCCCAATTGCATGTCAGACCAATCTTTACGGTAATGCTTGTCGTTGCAATCCATACACCATTCATCGTCTTCCTTAGCCAGTAATTCGTGATTGTAATTCTGAGCCCCACAGTTCTCACAGTGAGTCCATTTGTCATTGTCGTCTACTATGAGACATCTTACGATGACTCCCTCAATCGGTATCATTTCTACCTTCATTCTTCTTCCCTCTCGCTTTGTCCTGAGAAATGCTTTGCATGAAATTCCGCCAAGAATTCATCTTCCTTCACCCTTTTTAGTCGCTTCTTCAGTTTATTAATCAGTTCTTCAAGGTCTACAGAGTTCATCTCCTCCAATTTATCTTCTAGTATCATTCTTCTTCATCTCCTTCTGTTTTCAATACAACGCTACCTCTTACATGAGGAGGTAGCAAGTCTCCGTACCTAGGACAAAATGTCCCAAGTACCATGAGTAAACTATTCAGGTCAAAGTTACCAGTCGCCTCGCTGTCAATTCTTTCTATGATTTCAGGTCTCGAAAGTGCTGTGTATGTTACACCATTGGGTGTCTTGTAAGTGAGCATAGCATCATCGCCAGCCAACAGACCGTAGTCGTATGGCTCAAGTGGTATTCTCAGTTCACACACAGGGCAGTCGATTGCGACAGACCACTGCTCAACCAGTTCAACTTCACCATGGGGTAGTTTCATTTCTGACTGTCCGTCATGAACCCACTTACCATCTTCCAGTGGGAAGGCTGACAGTGGTGTACCACATTGGCATTTCCAGTTCTGTGCCATCTCTTGTCTGAGAGCCATCTCTTGCATGTGTGCCTCTTGAGGAGACAAGTGCTGGACATCTTTCAGTTGTACATTACTTTCATCGACAGACCAACCTATGCTTTCAGCCAGCAGTTTCATTCTGATTCTTGCTTGAGCCGATGTAGGGTTGTTCTCTTGAGATACAAGTTGAATCTCTCTGTCTCCACTACGGACATAGGATAGTCCCAGCCCTGCTGGTTGCCATAGTCCTCCGTCTATCACTCTTTCAAGTATGGTCTGTAGTTCTTCTTCCGGTGTTTGTGTCATTCGTCTCCCTCATTCATATTCTCTAAGCACCCACAGTCGTTGTCGATGTTACAAGTGTAATCTGCTTCACCTACATGACCTAAGCAGTTTTCGTAGGAAATCTCTAGGTAAGAATGACAAGTGTTGAAGTTTCTACCTTTAGGTGCAAATATCTCCCACTTTGCATCATCCTCGTCATACCTTTCTCTCATGTAGTGTGCGTGACTATCCCATAGTGGGACAATCTCGTATACTCCGTGGTCTGTTTCTATGTAGTGTGTTTTCATTTTATCTCCTCAGTATAGTATCTCACTGAACATCTTGACCTTCTCAAGTTGTTCCTCAACAGGTGTACCGTTGATTGACTTGTTTGCGATGTCACCAAAGATTTTGTGAACCTTGCTCAGTCTGTCAGTGAGTGTGCTGAAGTTAAGTTTACTTCCTTCTAGTTTGGTTGCCCCATCAGTCCACACAGGTTTGTGGGTGATAGCACCAGTCATGATATTGTATACATGGTAAAGAGAACCAGTGTCTTGTTCATCGACTGCAACCCAAGGCTCGCTTGGGTTAGTCCATCCTTGTCCCATCAGTCTCCACATGTGTCCTCTAGTGACAGCAGATACATTGCCAGTGTCATCTCTTTTGATGACAGGCTTGGTGATTAGTCCTTTCTTCTCACAGATAGTCATGAGTTTCTCAAAGGTATCTCTGTTAATTTCGACATCACGCATTGATTCAGTGACAACAATTTCTTGTGCTGCGGTCTCAATGACATCCATAATTCTACCAGCCAACTTCTCAAAGTCATAGTTACCCAGTGTGTTGACTGTGTGCTTGAGGTTGATTAGAGTAGCAGAGTCTCCCATGAACATACCGTTAGAACATGTAAGTCTCATCGCTACCGCTTGTACTTTGAATGATGATGAACCGTCAAGGCTGTTGTACACAGCGATACCGATTCTGTAGTCACCAGTGTTAACAAGACCCGACCACCTATTGCCGAATCCCTTGGTTGCTTTGTCCCAATCTACACTGCTTGTAACATCACAGAACAGAGCAGACCTCTTACCTTCATCCCAAGCAATCACTTGACAAGGCCAGCCTCTTTCAGCAGACATGTCCATGATTGGTTGGTAGCCATCTCTGTATGGCATTGGGTAATATGAGCCACTGAATGTACCAAGGTAAGCACCTGCTGGTCTTGATTCATTAGCGTAAGTTGGATTGAAGATGTGGTAGGCAACAGGTTTACCAGCATTGTCATTGACTCTTGCTACGGTTGTACCTGATTGTCCTTCTTCGTGCATTACAAATGCTGGCTTCCTAGATGGTGTGAAGTCCCAGTTGATGCTCTCAACTTTCTTTCTACCGCCTGAGAAAAGCATTGCATCGAATGCCTCATTAGCAATCACAAATTCTTCTGTACCATCATTGTTAGCAATGGTGATGAGAGGTTGATTGTTGACTGGGGCTGATGCGCCCCACATCACTGACTCCTCTGCTGTGTCTTGTGTTAGTCCTGCTGGGATTGGTTCGTTGTATTCCAGTGCTGAAACGATGCTCATGTGCTCATCTGTTACATGCAATGGTGCTTGGTCGATACCAATATGCTGATACAAGTTCTTGCCTTTTTCTGTTTCGTCTGTTCTTACCAGCACTGCCACTCTACCACCGCTGATTCTTTCGAATCTTGCTACCATTGTTCTTGGTACTCTTACGGCGTTGATTCCCACAATAGAAGGGTACTCCACTTCTACTGTGTTCGGTGTGCTTTGCGTTACTTTTCCTATCAATACTATGTCTTCCATATTATCTCCTCGTTTTCATTTCTTATTTGTTTTTGTGGTTTTTTCCAAAGTCCCAGCCATTTCCTTTATTGTTTCTTTATAACCAGTTTGGCTTGGTAAGCGGAAAGTGATATTACACATCACGCCTTGCGATGTGCATGAACAGCCCATTTGAGAGAGCATGGTTATTGCTCAAGGCTGTCTTCCAACCCTCCGAAGGTGTTCGGATAGGGCAGGGGATGAATCAGATGGTGTTCGGTCAAGAAGGTAATCCTGATGTTACTAAGGTAGGTCACGGTAATACATTGAGTGACATGTACCTTGCGAGCCAGTTGGCTCGTTTGATGCCGGACATCTTTGTTGAACAGACACCAATAGCGCAGACTTATGAATTGCCACCGGAGGCTCAACAATTTATGTCAGGTCGTGGTACGCCTATTTTATCTCAACAGATAAGAGGCAGACCATTTGCCGAATCAGGTAATCCAAAGGCTGACTCAGACAGAGGTAGAACACTCGCTACATCCATACACCATGCCATACCCCTAGCAGAGGCTACCGGCGTAGCAGATGCAAAGCCTCCTAACTGGATGGCAGTAGACCGACCCACGGCATTGACTGCGAGTCAGGTTACTGGTAGACCCATAGAAGGACACGCTTTATTCAATGACCCTATGTTCTATGGTGCTGCTCACCCAAAAGACCCAGTCGCTCAGATGGCTTCTAGGTTGGCTAGAAAAGACCCTCGCAGGTATGGGATTGACTATGAATTAACTGACGCTCAGTTACAGCCATTCGCTAGACAAATAGATGCACAGTCATTTGAAGACTTCGTTGACCCAGTGTTCGATTCTGAAGTACCAATGACTGCACAACAAGAACTAGATTTGTCTGACCGTGTCAGTAACCAGCAAACCGAACTCAATCGGATTCTTGGTCTTCTAGGTCTTGAGGCTTGAGTGGATTCTCTCTAGGGTAAGCCTCAGCAATCAGATGACTGATGCCCGGCTCGCCCTTGAACTTAGGGAATGTACCGCACCTCTCGAACTCGCCGTCATGTCTTGCTTTGGTATCAGCGTCAAGATTCCTGACGACTAATTCCCACATGTAGTCACTGATACGCTCTCTGAATGTCTCTTCGTCATCACCGTAGATTCTGATAATTTGGTCTACCATCTTGAGCATTCCTAAGAGATTGTCGTACCAGTATTCTTGGTTGTGGTCTTGAATATATTCTACTCCGATACCCATGTCAATTACCTACCTTCTTGAGAATCCAATAGTAAGCATCCCAGTAATCTTCCATGGTGTATGGTCTGTTTGTCTCGCATTCCCATTCATGGTTTGCTATCTCTAGTAAAGACGGGCATTCTCTATCCATCCCTTCACTCAATATGTGCCATACTAATTGCTTAGTGTGTTTCGTTATTCTCTTCATTTCAGTCACCCTTTATGTTAAACTTCTTTGCGACAAGATGAGCCAATTCCCACCACAGGGATTCTTCTAGTTCTTTACTGATGTCTCTCATATCCATGAAGTGTTCTCTGTCTTCTCTTCTGTGGGTATAACAGTCCATGATGTACATAATCATGTCCTTGTGTATCTCTTGTGTTCTACCATTCCAATTCTCTCTCATATCTTCCAACCTCTCTCTTGTTGTAGTCGCTTGACAAGTTGGGCGACCAATCCCTTTCGCTGTTCTACATCTCCGCCATCCAGCACTGCTTTGACTACTGCTCTCTTAGACTCAATGACTCTGTCAAAGTGTTCATCAATTGTCCCTTCGCATGACAGATAGACAGCGTGTACATGCTGGCTCTCTTGCCCAATACGATACACTCTGTCCTCTGCTTGTTCTTCGTCAGTAGGAGTCCATTCACGCTCTAGGAACAGAACTGTGTCTGCTCTAGTGAGTGTGATACCTTCCTTCGCTGCGACTGTGTTACAGATGAGTACACCGATGTTGCCTGCTTGGAAGTCATCGACTATCTCCTGTCTAGTGTGCGAAGGTGTGTCACCTGTGATGGTTTTGACATTGCTCATCTTCTCAGCCAAACGACTGAGAACATCTCAGTGATGCGTGAATACTACAATCGGCTTACCTGTTTGTTCACGGTACTGGTTAATCCAACCAACTGCGTAATTGACTTTGATGTGACCGCACATGTGACGCAAGTCGTTAATCATGTTCAGCATCGTACCTGCTGGTAGGGGTTGACCGTTGAGATAATAACTGTCAATCTTCTTGTCCCACTCATCTTGTGCTGAGTCGTAAGGGCTTCTAGTAGCCTTGTCCAGTACAATCGGTAAGAATGTTCTAGTCTTTGGTGGGAGTTCAGGTAGTACTTCGCTCTTGAGTCTCCTGATACACAGGTCTCTTGTTCTCTCATTCAGTTCTTTGGTATTGGATGCGCCATTGAAGTCCCATCCGATTCCGTTATGGAAAGGGTCACAGTACCTCTGCTTGAAATCCCATTCACTCCTGAACAGAGCAGGGTTGAGTAGGTTCAATGTGTTGAAGAACTCCTTCGGTCTACTTGCAATCGCTGTACCTGATAGTGCGATTACCTTCTCAATGTAACTACACACTTCTAGCGTAGCCACAGTCCTCTGAACAGGTTTGTTATTAGAGCCACTGTTCTTGATGTAGTGGCTCTCATCGAGTATGATTAGTTTCGGTGATATGTCGATGAGTGAGTCCTTGAACTTCTCAATCACATCGTAGTTGACAACTACGAAATCACACTTGGGTATGTATGTCATAGGATTGAAACCCTTTGACTTGATGTACTTCTTGGCATTGTTGCCAGTTCTGATTTGTTCTCCTGTACCTCCTAGAGATTCAGCGATGTCCTTGAAGTACTGAACCTTCAGTTCGTTGTCAGGTTGCACTACATGCACTGATTCAGTAGGTAACCACTTGTTCAGTTCCTTCTTCCAGTTGAACTTTACATTCGAAGGACAAAGAACAATCGCTGGTCTCGCTTCAGGGTGCAAGGCTGAGTAACCGATAGCACTGATTGTTTTACCAATGCCCATCTCGTCACCAATCAAACACCTACCGCCAGCCATCTCTGCGAAAGCCACCGCTACCTTTTGGAACGGGTAGAGGTCAAGACCTTCAGGGAATTTACCAGCCAGTCTGCTGTCAATGTCAAGTTGTGTTGCTTCGTCTAGTTGCTTAGCACCGCTTATCTTGACACGCTCAATGCTCTTGACTACTGCTTCCTTGATGTCCTCGTTGCTGATGATTGCTTCAGCCAGTGGTGGGTACAAGTCCTCTAGCAGTCCGTGTAGGGTGGTAGCCTGTGGCGTAGGTATAGACCAACTTTTCTCCGCATTGTGCCACCGGCTACCACTGATACTCTTCACTGCGAGTCTGACATCATCTCTCAAGTCAGGGTCGTTAATCCAAGGCCAGTTCAGATACATACGGGTGCGCTTCACTTTAGTCCAGCAGTCACTTCTGCTGGGTGCATCAGTGGAGTACACCTCTGCGTAGTCTCTGATTGCCGATGTATCATAGCGACCAATCGCATCGAGTGTGTCACACAGTTGTTTGATTACTGATTTGTTGTTCTCAACATTCCACATCTTTCTGTCTTTGTCCCAAGCGAACTTAGGAAATCTAAGATTGGCTTTGAGCATTTCATTTGTGTCAGGGTTGTAATTGTACTTGAGACCCAGCCTCTCGTCACCGTAGTCATTCTTGTAGACTACTGTGGTTACTATCTCCATATCTATTCACCTAGTACTGTTCTTGATAGCATCATCTCTAGTGCTGCGACTGTGTTGTTGAAGTAACTGTAGTCACTATCTTTCATTTCAAGAGCCATCATCAGAGAGTGGGCTAGATGTACTGCATCTTCGAGATGTTCTCTTATCTCATTTACTGTCTGTTCTGTTTCGCTCATTCATTCATCTCCTATTACTTCTATTATTAATCTAAATGATAGATATTTATTTATCCAATTTCTCAAATCTATCAATTCTTCATCCGAAAAATCTTCAAAGTTAATTTCATAGTATTCATTTTCCCAAATGGGTTCCATTTTTATCCCAATCATATCTTTTGGTAGTGTAGTCATCTTTGTTCACACTCTATTAAATCTGCTATCCATTCCATTTTCTCTTGCTCGCTCAAATCGGATAGGTCTAACCCACGAGACTCATCAATTTGGTGGTACATCTCTCTCTGTGCTTCGAATACCTTCATCACTATTTCTAGCCAATTTCTTTGTTTCACCTTCATTCTTATTCACCATTCCATTTCTTCACTATTTCTGCACAAGCCTCTTCCAGTTGTCCGATGAGGTAACTGATGTCTTCCTCACTTTCATTCCAGTAAGCAATATCGTAGAGTGTCGTATCTGTCTCCCACGGCAGGGCGCAGGATGAGTATGAGTCGTTCGTGAAAGTGAGTCTGATGTTCCTGTATTTTCTGTCAGGGTCAATAGGTAGCCAAAGGAGTGTGTTACCTTCGACTACTTCCCATACTATCTGTTCCTCAGTATAGCCATCCTCAAGCAGTTCATCTCTCTTGCCGTTTCGCTGAGTTTCGCTCAAGTCAAAGGCATACATTGCATCCAGTTGATACCCTTTCTGTGGCGGTATCATCTCCTTTGTCAATCCGAGTCTTTGTATTTCGTCTATGCTAATTAGTTGCCTCATTCTTTCGCCTCCAGTTCTTCCGGTGTAGTTCTTATCCAGTTCCAAAGTTCATCCCACTCTCCTTCGTAGATTGGTCTTTGATGTAACTTGATACCGTCATCACCGTGGAATACTAATAGTTGTCCATCTGTGAGTTCCATACGGATGCTTGCCGCCCCTCTTGCTAGTTGTCTCATTCTTTCGCCTCCAGTTCTTTGTGCTTCTGTTCAATCTCTGTCCTCAGTTCGTGGACTATCTGTGACAGCCAGCCGTGTGGCTCTTGGAAGTCATGATGTCTCATCTCTTCTAGGAGATGGCTTACCATTCCTTCTACTTCATCAGCCAACTTAGCCAGTTCCTCTATTTCCCGTAACTCTTGTTCCTTCTCATTCATTCTTCATCTCTCCCTAAAATACTAGCAACATCCACTTTGTATGTGCCATCGCTTTGGCTGGTTTTCTCCAGTGGAAGTGTAGGTTTGTCATCTGTTTCTGTGGTTTCTTGGTCGAGGGATTCGTCTCTGAATTCCTCGTAGTCATCTTCGTATACGACTTTGTCTAGGTTGTATATCCTGATGGTCGTCACGCCACAAAGTCTGCAAGTATCACTTGTTTTGATACAACCTGCCTCGTGCGATATGACTTCAGGGTTTGCCCATTCATGTTCGTTGTTTTCGCAAGTCTTGTGTTCGAAATTGTAACTCTCGAAATCCGATAGTAGTTCCATCTTCTCCTGTATCTTACGGAGTTCTTTTCTAAGTGTATTCTTTGTCGTTGTCATTTGTCTCCCTCATTATCTTTATTGTTTCTTTATAACCAGTTTGGATTTGTCAGTCATTCAATCAACTCCTTCATTCGCACTAATGCTCGTTGCTCAAAGTTCCATTCCTCTTCGGGAACATCACGGATAAGTTCAGTAATGTCATAGTCCGATAAAATGCCACAAATACCTTTACACAACCGCTTGACTTCTTCTAAGAGAAGTGGTGCGTCATTCAGTAGTGCGGAGGTAGCCCTGTGTTGTTCAATCGTTTCAGCATTCTTGAGCATCCAATTCTTCCAAACCCAAACTTGTGAGTTGTCCTCTACTGCTTTGTCTATCAAGTGTCCTTCGTATTTATCTGTGTCAATCATTCTTTCATCTCCTAGTTAGATACCTTTCATCAATTCCTGTGAGGAATGACCTTATCTCCGCTTTTGTCATTGGTTCGTTCAAATCATAGGTAACACTTGTTGAGTAACCATCGGATGTTCTAAGACGACTAATTATTGCATCCTTTACGCATTCAGCCCAATTCATACCGTAGGGTTCATCTTCCCACTTGCCGTATGCGAATTTGTGGGCAATCTCATAAGGGCTACGCCTCCATTCTTGGTCTTCCCTCAAACTATCAGTCCATTCATTCACATAATCCCTAATCTCGGAATAAGGAAGATGCCATGTCATAGTGACATAGTGTTCTTCTTCCTCGCCTTCTGCTATTATGTGGTCTTTTCCATCTGCAAATATGAAATACATACTCTCTTTTTCCATTTTCATTCTCTCCCTAGTACTTTGTTTAGGCTGATTTGTGGGTCGCCCATCACCCATCTAAGTGAATAGCAGACACCCTGCAACCCCTTGTAATCTCTCATGTGTTTGGCTCTGTCTTTCATCGTAGTGTCCTTGTCATGAATTAATCTCTTGTGCTTCGCTCTTTCAGCCTCAGCGAACTCTAGCAATTGAAAGATTTCAGTCCAGTCCTTTTCGTATGTGAATTTGCTATCGTCAATCATTCTTCTATCTCCTTTCTTGCTTTTTCCCATCGTTTCTTTCCTAGCCTTGCGCTTTCGTCTATCGCTTTCTCTAATCTTTTCCAAAAGAAATCTCTTGGGGGAAGTGTTGCATATCTTTCTTGCATAGATTCAGGCGCAAAGTCGCTAGTGTGTTTTTGCTCGTATACATCACCGTAAAGAATATCTTCACCGCCTTCTTCCACAAACTTATCACGCTGTAAGCATTCCGATACTCTCCATCCGTATTTGACATTGACTCCAATAGTATTCGGTGCATAGCGCATTAGATAGTCTATCCCTTCCCATAGTCTCAAACACTCGTCAATCAATTCTTCTCTTGTTAAATTACATTCAATCATTTTCATTCACCTCTCTTTCATCGCAGTAAAAACATTCGTAGTTACCATCTTCGTCTTTACCCAGTGTTCTGCCTTGCCAATACTTCGAACTACCATCACCATCATCGGGTCTTAAACAAACAGGACACCATCCTGCATGGTTAACCATGTGTTGATAATACTGCCATTCAAGAACACCGTAGCCACCAATCAAGTGCATAACTATTACATCCTTCCAGTCGGACATGTATCTGTGGTAATCTTCTTCTTTGGTGCATTCAGCCCATTCGGGTTTGTCGGTCATTTTAATCACCCCAATATGCAATATCTTCTTCGTCAAGACCATCGTAGCCTCGATGCTTCATTTCAATCAATTTGTCAGCGCAGTAGTGATGATACGGTGTTCCGTATGTAGTCATCGTTGCTTCCCCTTGAATTACTTCTTCGCAGTAAGCACAGTGTTTCTCAGTCATTCGACCATCTCCTTCCAAGTCTCAGGTAACTCTAGCCCTTGCTCAAATGCCTTCATGAGTTCAACATGACTTTCGTAGTTCCGTATCTTTTCATCAAGGTCGGTTAGTACCCAGTTGAGTTTCCTGACTTTCTTTTGTAGTCGCTTGACTTCTGCGAGTAGTTCATCGAGTGCTGTTAGTTTGTCTTTCCATGCTTCCTCGTCTACTTCATCAGAAGCAGTATCAATGAAGTCAAGGAACAGTAGTCTCATCCTTTCGTATTTGTCTGTGTCAATCATTCTTCTTCACCCCATAGTTTCAATTGTTCTTTAGAATAACCGCCTGTTCTTTTCTTTTCTTCAAAGCACTTAACGCAAATCTCGTCTTGAAAAGTGATGTGCTTTTGTGCATTCAATGAATTGAAATGTGTCATAGGAAAGAAGCCCAAACAATAATCGCACCTACCCATAGGTATGCCTTTTGTGTTCCAAACTTCTAACGCTTCGTCATGTGTGAGTCCTTCGTATTTGTCTGTGTCAATCATTCAATCATCCCCGTAGTGTTCTTTGAGAGCCTTTTTCAATTCGGCTTCATTCATATTGAGAAGTTTCTCATGCCAAAAAGCGATTTCTTCTTCTTGATTACCGCCTGTTCCTGCAAAGCGTATAGCATCCCATAACAAGTCCCTATCTCTACGCAACCCCTTGACTTCTTTCTCTAATAAGTCCAGATATTCTCTCAACCAATTTATCAATTTGTCTGTGTCAATCATTCTTCTTCCCTCCAGTCCATCTGTTCTTCAATCACCTTTAGTGAAATATCTGCATCACTTACAATGTAAGCATACAAGTCATCTGCAATTGAACGCAGTCGCCTGTTCTGAATACGCAGTTCTGCGATAGTATCTATCGAATTCCTCAGCACTTCGTTATCTTCTTCGACTATTGCTTGCAGTCTTTCGACTTCTGCGAACAACCTTTCAACTAATTCCTTTTCAGCATCATTCATTCTTCTTCATCTCCGTTCAGTATTTTCAGGAAGGTGTCGTCACCACATAGTACAATGTACTTCTGTGGGGTGTCCTCTATTATCTCGATAGAGTGGTCTATTAGTGCGTCATGGAAGTCCTCGATGGAGACGATGATAGTGCCCAATGACTTCGCCCTGCTACGCATAGCGTCAACGATTCCAGCCCACTCAAGTTCTGCGTAGTGCATATCATTTAGGACAGGGTATTGTTCCTCTGCCTTCATGCACTGTTGTATGAATTCGTATGCACCTTGCGACTCTTTGACTTCTATCCAGTCCTCATCTTCGTACCTGACTATCTGATAGTCAGTTAGTTTGAACTTGTTCATGAGTTGCTTGAGTACATATTGGTGGTTAGAAATCTCAACCGTTCTCCTGTGTTTTGAGTAGGGGAAGGCTCTCATTCTTCCTCCTCCTTTTCTTTCGAAGCATAGTATTCCTCTTGTATCTTTATATCGGCTAAGAAAGCCCATTCGATTTTATCTTTCATATCAACACCAAATGTGCTTTGATATGCTCTCAAGAAATCAACTACAGTTTCTACACACCGTATATCTTCTACCATTAACTCTATCTCATTCTTACCCCAATCATAGATGTCTATGGAAACATAACAGGCTACTCTTACCATGTTTCTCCATGCGCCTCCCATATTCATTCCTCCTGTTTACTTGTGTCGATTGTGAATGTACCATCATCGTGCCAGTGCAAGTACCAGTCAGTACCATTAGCATCTTGATAGAATGACTTGTTCCAGTACTGGTCGTACATGTTACCTTCTTCGATAATCATTTCAGCGAATTCCTTGTCAGTGTCGAAGAACATTTTCTTCTCACCAGTCAATAGCATACCTACAACATGAGCAGGTACTCTCTTTCTTTTCAGGTAGTCATCGTATGTGTCATAGGTTTGTTCGTAGCCTAGATGCTCAGTGTTCTTGAACACATTCTCCACAGCCAACCTACCCATGTGCCAAATGAATTCCTCACTTGACTTCCAGCCAGCGTTGCATTCCCAGCCAGCATTGTGTAGCCTGATGAGGTTGTCCTTGTTCAAGATGAAATCTTTCCCATTGATTTTCTCATCACCTTCTCCTCTGTGTGTTTGCTCAAGAACCTTGAACTCATTCTCCACGACAGTGAATCTCTCAAGTACCTCATCAATAGTGATAGGTCTTTTCTTGTAGTTAGTACCGTAGTATGTACCTTCTAGTTTGCATACACCAGCGTGCATACAGACAATGCCGAACTCAAATGAGTTCGCTATCATTCTTTCTGTTTCTGTTATTCCGTTTTCGTTTGCTTTCTCCAATGTTATCCCTATTGTTAGTGGCATGTTTATTCCTCCAGTTGTAGTATCATTTCGGTTTGTCCGTCTTCACTCTCAGCGATACAAATGAGAGTTGCTTTTCCATGTCTTGTTTGGATTGTGTTCATTCGATTGCCTCCCCTAAGTATTGAGGGTATTCTTTCCTGAACATCTCCCACAATATCTTGTGCGCTCTGCCCTCATCTTTTTGATACTGAGCATGAGCAGTAACTATTGTGTGTAGATTATCTCCGTCATTGAATGGTTCAGGTTCTTCTCCAATCACATACATCAGTCCGTTATCTATCTGATTCTCTATGTCTATACGAGCGTTGTGCAATAGTTCCTCGTCAGTAATCCACACTGATTCTTTGTCTGTGTTCATATTTTCCACGACTCCTCTACTCCGTCTAGCATTTCTTTCAGTGCCGTCTCTAACTGTGTCATAACTTCGCACCAGTTTTGAGATGCTTGCTCTTGTAGCCTGATACGATTGGTGTAGTCAGTGAGGTGTTGCTTGATGATAATGTCCTTAGCGAACTCTTCCACTTCGTCACTGAAGCCAATGGCATCATAACGAGTCCCATTGACTGCACCGTACAGTGCGTCTGCAATCCCTTCGTCTGACGCAGGTGTGACTCTCAGGATAACAGTTTCATTCCATCCACCCTTATCGTTTTCCCTGTCTAGTCCTCTAGTGTAATTACTCCGAGTGAATGACTGACTTCCTCCGATGGCTTCACTCTTTACTGTCTCAAGCATTTGTCTGAGGATGTAAGATTTGGTCGCTTGCTCTTCGGGTATGCCGACCCTGCCTCTTGCTTGTACATTCTCCTTGTACTTCACATTCATTTGTCTGACTCTCTCAGCGACATTGGCTTTGAACACAGAGTCCTCACCTTCCTCAAGTCTGTCGTCTATGTAATCGAACAGTCCTCTGTAAACACTCACAGTGGTTTTGTCTTCAGTATTGCGATACGACCAATTGTATGTAGTAGTCCTCGTGTGTAGGTGTTCCTCGATGTTGAACTGTCTTCTGCACAAAGTATTCTTTTTACCTTTGAAACGCCCTGACAGTTTGATGTTAGGTTCTAGTGCTATCATGTACTGTGGGTAACTAGAATAAGAACTTGCGTTTCTGTTGTCAGTCCAAATGTATTTTCTTTTCTCTAAAGCCCATTGCTTTAGTTCTTCTAGTTGGTCGAGACTGAGTTTCTCCCAATGATTATCTCCAGCCTTGAGTTTCTTGAGCATCTGTTTGTCATATGCCTCAGCACCCTTGAACTTCAATTGCCCAGCAGTCTTCACCCATTTAATCTTGGGTGCTAGGTCTCTTCTGTATTTCCATTCTGTCTGTCCCATGTTCATTCCTTTCCAATCAGTTCCTTTCGTGCGGTGTACTCTTCATACGGTCCATCAAGTTCAAGTTGGTATGGCGCACCGTTGACGATTCGCCTATACTGATTCCTTGTACAGTTGTATTTCTTCTCGTATTTTTTCCAGTCCTTTGTGTTCTCTGTCATATTCATTCCTCCTCTGTTTGTTCTTCAGGTATCTCTCCTGTCATTATGTATTTGATGAGTGGTAGTATACTCATTCCTCTTCACTCCCTAGTGTCATTCTCATCTCTGTCACTGCTAGTTCTATAGACTCGAAGCAGTGAATGAGTGATTTCATTTTCTTATTTAGTTCGATGTGAAGTTGCTCGATGTCAGTCTCAAACGCATCTCTCAATTGATTGTAAAGTGCGGTGTCATCCATAGCACCAACCACTGACTCGTAATCAATGTGGTCGGCAGTGTACTCACCCAATTCACTCATGTCAATGTGACTTTGTAAGTCATGCAAGTCAACTTCGATGTCGTCTGAGTCTATGTAATCTGCTAAGTTCCTGTAATCAATTGCACCAGCCAAGTCGTCAAGTCTGATACTTTCTGCTACCTCTGCTTTGTCAAGGTAGTCTGCTATCTCATCGTTGTCTAAGTGGTATGCTAGGTCATCCAGTGATATGTTTTCTGCAACTTCTCCAGCATCAATGTCGTATGCCAAGTCACTAGCGATGTCGCTAGTACTAATGTGTTCGGCAACTTCTGAGTAGTCCATCTCATGAGCCACATCTTGTGCACTCATAGAAGCAACACAAGCATCAGTAACCTTGTCACTGATATGCTCTGCGACTTGCTCAATAGTTTCTTTCTCATCCAGTAGTTCTGTAATCATTCTCTTAATCCATTTCTTCATCATTTCAATCTCTCCATTCTCTTTATTGTTTCTTTATAACCAGTTCAGTTCAGTCCTCTTGTTTCATTATTCGCATGATGATATTCACTGCGCTCATCCACTCCCCCTGAGTTAGTGGTTCAGTTCCTGCGGTGTCAATCATTAGTGCGTTCAGTTGTTCTTCTTTCTTGCTCATTCTTCTTCCTCCTTTCTTATCCATCCATCTTCTTCTGTGTATGTGTATAGTTCTTTGAGAATAATTCTGCTTCCATCCCAACCATCATCCCAAGCATAACGCTCGTCAAGTTTTTCGTATAGGTCGTGCATGGTATAGTCATCTTCACACATGCCCCAGTTGTCTGCGATTTCCCAAAGAGCACCAGCACTTAGGGCCATTTCTATCAATCGTTCTTTGCTGTACTTTCGATATTTTTCTTTCTGTTTCTCGATGTATTCTAATTTCTTTCTTGTTTCTTCTTTCATTCTTCTTCCTCCTTTGCTAGTATCTCTCTTGCGAATGTGATTAGGTCAAAGTTTCTGTCACTTATGTATACACTACCATCATACTCAACAGTAGCGTAGGGTTCTTCATGCTCAAGTGCGGTAGTAATCAATTCGTATTGTTCGTCAGTCAAGTCATCGAACTCTTCTTCATCTCTGAGTTCCCACTCAACATAGTCTCTCATCATTTCTGCACACCATTCGTAGTATCTTTCATCCTCGTATGCTAAGTCAAAGTAATCCATCGAGCCATCGTTGATGCTGTAATCGTACACCATCTCTCCGACTTTGGTTAGTCTATTGTTAACGATGGGTCTGACATTCAGTTGTAGCACATAGCCACAAGCCCAGTGCTTGAACCTAACTTGCTCAATGTTGTCAGGTTCTTCTTCTTCTAAGTCTTGCTTGAATAAATCGAATGCTATCTCATTTACTTTACCCAATGAAGGATTCCAAGAGGTAGCAAGAATCCATCCGTCATCTTTCCAGTAGTCCTCTCCCCCGTAGTCAGAGGGGTACTCTTGTTCGGATAGTTTTTCATTCCACCAGTCAATTGCTTCTTGTTCGTGTTGTGTTAGTTTGTTCATTCAATCATCTCCTCTCGGTAGTATGAGTCAAAGTCAAAGTTATCCCAAAGAGGATAGCCTGAATTGTTACTTGCCGATTCACTTATCATGTTGTTATCAAGAAGCAATTCTTTGTTCTTGCACAACAATACATACATCGCTCTGACATCTGTCATGTGAAATCCATCCCCGCCATTGTTCAGGTACTGTCGTGCGAACAAGTCAGCGAGTGTCCACAGTTCATCGTTCACCTCAACGGGTGCTTCATCATCGTAGTTACTTTGTAGTATTTCTATTAGTTCTTCTTTGTTCATTCAATCATCTCCATTGCTTTATCTTTCCATGTCATAGTATCACCTTAGTAATTTTCAGGGTCTTCCATGTGTCTGAGTAAGCGGTATAACTTAACCAGTCCTAGTTCCGTGTCATTCCTAAATTCAATCTCATAAATAGCAGATGTAATTTGTTGTACAATAGTTCTCGGTAAAGCATGGGGGTCTATTGGGTCGCCATCGGGAGGCAACGCCATCAAGCCTCATCTCCCATGATTTCTTTTCTCATTGTGTTGTACACTCTGTCAACCACATCTTCTTTGTCTCTCTTGAACGACCAGTCGTTGATAGGAACTACATCGCACCAAGCATCTCCACTGCACATGATTGATACAGTCTGTCCGTGTCCTTCTTTCTCGAAGTCAAGGTTAGTGTGTTCATAGTTCAGTGCTTGGTAAGCAATCTCTTCGTAGTCATCAAGAGCAATACCTTTCCCCTCGATGATGTTGTGATGTCTGCCCTCGTAAAAAGGGAAGAGGTTACCAAGTGTGAAGCCCTCTTGCTCAACCATTCTTCTTATGAACTCTGCTAGGTTACCTCCGAACCTCGGTGTCCATAGTTCTCTCTCTTCCATTTCGTACATGTTCCAATTTTCTATTCCCATTAGTATCGCCTCTCAAATATGTAAGTGTTATAGTTAGGTGAGCCAGTTGTGTGACTCCAGTGTTGTCCGTGACTGAGGTCAATCCACACACCCTCGTAGTCGATGTTGCCTGTAATGATGTAGTCGAGGTCAGAAAGTGAGTAAATGGAATTTATGTATTCGTATGCGTAATCTTTCTCAGACATTTCGCCACGATATTCTTCCATGAATATGTCAGCAAGTTCGCTGACATCCAAGTGGTCTGTGTCTGAGTAAGTGAGCCACACTTTGAACGGCTCTCCGTGTTCTTCAATCAGTTCCATCACCTGTGCTACTACTTCCCAGTCAGGGTACTCACCCATCTTGTGGGTCAGTCCAAAGTTAGTATCAGCCATCATGTATTCTTCATGGTCGGCTCGCTTGCATGGGTTCAGGTCTTGGATGTTCTCTTGTATGTACTCAGCGTTGACCCACTTGAAGTTCAGTCTCCCTTCGTTGTAGCAACCTAAGCATTGTACACATGCTTCTTTCTCGAAGTGTATCTCTTCTGTCATTCTTCATCATCTCCCCAGTATTGTAGCCTCTTTCTACCAGCAGGTAGGCTCGTTATTTTCTTCGCTAATTCTTCTCTATTTACTTTATAGGATTGTAAATACCACATACAATTAACAATGTAATCTATTTCAGCCTGTGATAATATTATCCAATCTGCGTCATTCATTCTTCATCATCTCCGTAGTGCTTTGAATAAATTTCTTCTCTCGCTTGCTGTGCTTCAGCAAGGTACGCTTTGTTTTGTTCTGACCTTTCTGTTCTCACACGAGGTCTCAACCAAATCGTACCGTACTTCGTAAGTTCAAGGTCGAACTCAGGAGATACAGACTCTATGTAATCGGGTAAGTTATCAGGGTCGTACATTCTTCTCATACTGTTCCATGAATCTTTAATCCATTGCTTAGCCATAGTCTTAGATGGTCTGATGAGAGCCCCATCGTACGCTGTACTGATGGTGATTTCTGCATCACTATCGAAGCCGTACTCCCATCCTTCGTCACCTCTCTGCATGGCTTGTCTGTCTTTGACTACCTGCAAGAGGTAGTCCAGTCTGTTCAGTGTATCTGCTTGGTTTGTCTCTGTGTATTTTATATCATTCATATGTATCACCGTGTTGGTATTGTCTCTCCTTCTGCCTGTCTCTTGCTTCCTCAAGTGTTCTGTTGTAGTTAGCCATCAAGTCCATCATCTCTCTCAGGTTAGTCATGCTGAGGTCGTTTCTATCCAGCCATCTCAGCACATATATTGCTAGTTCTTCTGTTGTTTCTTCCATGTTCATTCCTCTGTGTTTAAGTCCTCATTGAATGAGTAAGTTCTCTTGAGGTATTTCTTTTCCTCAAGTGTAAGTAATCTGAGTCCCCTGAGCATAGAACTTTTACAATTGTGGCAGTGCGTTTGGCTGTCAGTTCTCTCACCTTGACACTTACCATTGTAGTGCCAGTCAAGACCCCAGCCATACTTAGTGAAATCAATACCAGCGATTTGACTGAGAGGTATGTTTGTCCATGCCTCACCTTTGTTAGGACACTCAAGTATGTCGTGTAGTTTCTCGACACTTGGGTTGTACTCTTTGTCAGTGTAAGACTCGTAGTCATAACCGTGTTCGCCATCTTCGAACTTGCGAAGTGCCTCAGCCTTACTCGTTGCTTCGACTCTGTAATAGTCTTCAACGACTCGCTTTTGTTTTACTGTGTAAATTGTTTTAATCTTCATGTTCATTCCTCTGTGTTTGTTTTGTTCCTAATGATGTCATCCATTTCCTTACGGACTTGGAGATTCCTAAGTCTTGATTCGAGTAGTGCTTTGGTTAAGGTACTGATTGTGTGTATGATACCTGCTTCGAATGGAGTGGTCGCATCCTCAATGATGTCGCCTCCCTCCAGTGAATCCAGTATGTCTATCAGTACCTCGCATAGTATTCCTTCGTCAGTTTTCATCAATGCTTTTCTTTCTTCAATTGTTATTGTCATTTCAATTTCTCCGTTCATCTTCTTTATTGTTTCTTTATAACCAGTTCTATCCAGTCCTTCGATTCCTTAGTAGCACTCGATGAGGTCGTCATTCAATCACCTCATGTACACGGAAGTTGTATGGTTCATCTTCTGTGTATTTATTTCTCCACACAATTGCTTGTGCTTTAGTAGCGAATCTTTTCTCACTGTAATCTTCCCATGAAAGTTCACCGTCATCATCATACATTTGTATTTGTAAGCGGTAGTCCTTGTTCACATTAGTACGCAAGCAAGCCATGACTGCTCTTGTAATTTCATTTACAGTGTCGTTGTGTTTCATCTGTGATTGAAGATAGTTCATGAGGTCAATCACTTCCACTGACATCTTCATGGTAGGTTCGGTGTTGAGGTATGTGGATTCACCATCCTCTTCCTCGCTGAACCATCCACAGTATGTGCATGAAAGGAATACATCACCGTAGGGATGACCGCTTGCTTCAAGTCTTTGGTTGCATACCTTACAAGTACTATGACTTAGCCAACTGTTGTTCATACATTCACCTCCTTATCTCTCTCGATTGCTTCGTGTATGACTGTGCTTGCATACTCTTTATCCCATTCAAAGAATACATCATCACAATACAATTCTGTCATACAGTTGTCTTCACCCTTGAATACAATTAACTCGAACCAACGGTTCATGTCGCAAGACCATCCTTCTTTCTCACCGTTTTGCATTGCGCTTAACTCTTCATCATTAGTGATGCCTCTTGCGACTAACCAATCTTCTGCGCTATCGTAATGCTTGAACCTATCACCATTAGGTGCGGTGCAAGCGAATGTTCCATTAGCCCATATCTCATATGAAATATTCCCTACCCGCTTTTTCATCATTGGTTGTTGGTCGAACCATTCTGCTTTTGTTCTCATGTTATCATCTCCAGTAGGATATTGTACCGTTGTCATTACATGCGAAGGAAGTGTAGCCGTTCTCTCTCATGTATGTGATGTCAGGTTTAGCGTACTCCTCTTCCTTCTGCTTCTGTGCATCGGAGAGGCTATCCCAGTACGCTTGCTCTTGTGCGTCATGCATTTCTTTGAGTGTCATATCTTTGTAGCGTGTTCTGTTGTCCTCGATACCAAAGTCATCGAACCCTTTGACAATGACTACTTTCGTTGATTCGTATTCCCATCTCCCGCTACTTGCTTGATAACTTTGGTCGAAAAAGGAAATAGAATCGTGCAAGTCACTGGGCTCAAGGTTCTTGATTGTGTCCATGAGTGTGTCGAACTTCTCCTGTATTTTGCCCATGCACCTGTGTGCTTTCTCTTGATACTCGGACTCCCAGTCTTCAAGTCCGAAGCCATCTATCTCTCTCAAGGTACTCCCTTCTTTGTATGATTGAGCGTAGTATTTTTGATAGCCCCACCTGCTAATCTTATCTGTTATCTTTTGGAACTTCTGTGTGACTATCCTGAGATTGTCTACTAGCATACAAGCCTCGGCATAGTCAGGAGGCACACGGCATTCGTCACCCAAGTTATTGTATTCATCTACATCATGGTAGATTATATCCTCGGCTAGTTCATGTAACTGTCTTACTATTGCATCGCCAGTTAGTATCAGTCTCTTTCCTCTTGCTCTTTGTCCTTTCACAAATGCTATCGTCATGCTTTCAGTCTCCTTTTTATGGTTAATTCAATGTATTCAATGTTCGGAATATAATATACAACAATATGGTAAGCCCCTAATATTATAATAAAGTAAAGTAGTATGTTGTATATATTGTATTAATTGTATTATTACTATACTATTTCTTACTACTTCTTAGCAGTGCCTCGATTACCTTACAGGTAAGAGGCTGGTGGAATGTGATAATGAAATGCCGTGGGTAGGTGGAGGATGCTGGTTGCATACGGCTCTCCGAGGGTGTGGCTTTATTTTCCAAGAAGGGTAGCAACCACGAATATAACTGGGCATCGCACCCAGTCGGCGGTCAATTATCTCTCACCGCTACGAGATTAGTTCATTCCCGTCTGCTAACAGGCGACTCGATACTTGCGTATGTTGTCCTCGGTTTTCAACACTGACCGAATTCTTTGGTCGTGTTACAGATAGATGTTTCGAGATAAGGTATCTTACACCTCAGTCGCCACCATGCCCGTCAGCATTCTCTCTCCAGTGGAATGTGATGCGGGGGATATTGTTACTACCCCTCCCCGCTGGGGAATCGTTGGTCTCGGCATAACGCCGTACTACTTCTGTATGAGTTTGATAGGTTCACTCTTGTGGGTGAACGATTCTTTCGTCATCAGCAGACATGATAGCACCCATTGCTTCAGCCTGATACAATCTTTTGTTAGGCGAATTGTGCCATTCATTACCAAAGTTTTGTCTGCAATATGCACCCATTGCTTTCTTGATGTCAGTGAATGCTCTGTGCGAACCGTCTTTCAGTGTGACTGTTTCGACATAGACTTGCATACCGAATTTCTTAGCAACCTCAAGAGCCTGCATGTTAGCGTTGGCTTTCTCTGCTTGCTTAATCTTCTGCCATACAATCAAGATGTTGAAGAATCTCTTGCCTATGTTCTTGCCTCTTGTAGGTGTGTGGTAACTGCTTAGGATAGCCTTTGAACCGACAGCCTTACCTGCGGTTGGTAGTCCGTTTGCATTTGTTATGTTCAGTTCTTGACCCAGTTTCACGATAGCCGCAAGACCTCTGTGGATGTCAGCCTTAGTAAAGTCGTTCATCTTGTCATCCCATTCAAGCCTACCGTTCTCAAAAGCGTCAGGTTGTATAGGTAGCGCAAGTTTCGCACTACCTTTGGCATTTACATGTTGCCTCATTAACTCTGTGCAAGCGTTGAATTGCACAGGTATTGCTACCCCTGTTACTTTCAGTTGTTCCATTGTGTGTTTATTACTCATTTGTATCTCTCCTTTTTGTTTTGTTTTGGTTGCCGATTTCGGCAGTCATATCCTTTGTTGGGTTTTTATAACCAGTTCTGTTCAGTCAGTCGGTTATCATTTAGCAGGATATATACAACCACCCTGATGCACTCGAAACCATTCGAGTACACCACCGTAGTACACCATGAGGGTGTACTGCCCCACCCCATGTGTCGAGGAGGGGAGGGGAGGTGGTTGTTGACTGCCGTTTTCGGCGAACATCTCCTTTGTTGGGTCTTTATAACCAGTTCGGCTCAGTCCATCGTTTTCCAGTTAGCAGAGGAATCATATGCGTGCGTTTAGACACATGGGGTTTAGGCGTGTAAGTATGGTAATGGGCAATATGTACCACCCATATGCGTGGGTTGAGGGAGGTACTCCCCACGCCCCACCACCTACCCACGAGTACCAGCCCGCCCACTGGTACTCGACTGGCTCGCAGTACCCCGATTAGTGTGTGGGCTGGCTCGCTCACATGGACACCAATGCCCCTTTCGAATACCAACGGTACGCATGACATACGAGAGGTACGCCTACGAGCGACTGGAGTTTAGACGGGCTCGCTGTGATACGGTCTATAGACTGGGGGACTGCGGTTTAGACGGCAGTTTAGACGGCTGAGTTTAGACGGAGGGATGGAGTTTAGACGGGAGTTTAGCCTCCTTTAACCGCACACGGCGTTCCAACAAAAAAAATTTTACAGAAAATTTGGTATACCAAAGAGCCCGCTAGTTTTTCTACTTGAGTAATCACCAACAAGTTTAATTTCTACACCGGACTCGTATGAACGGTCTTATGAAAATCACAGTCTACGAAGTTGGTCCTAGAGATGGGTTGCAATACATCAAGCACTTTGTCCCTACCTCTGACAAACAGAAACTCATAGGGCTTCTGTATGACAGCGGGCTGACTGAGATTGAGGAAGTCAGTTTCGCTCACCCGAAAATCTTGCCGCAGATGGCTGATGCAGAGGAAGTTTGGACTGGCATAGGTGCTGGGCTTGTCATGAATCAGAGGGGCTTTGACAGGGCTATGGATTTAGGTATGGACTACATCAACATCGTGTTCAGCCCTTGTGAGACATTCAACCTGAAGAACATGGGTAAGACTCGAAGCGAAATTGTTCTGATGTACAAGACGATGCTCAACGCTTACCCCAAGGATTTAGTTAGGGTATACATAAGCATGGCGTTTGGTAGTCCATATAGCGGTAGTTTTTCTGAGTCAGAAATCAAGTCTTGCATCAGAGATGCGAAGATGCTAGGCTCTACTGTAGTTCTCAGCGATACGGTTGGTGCTGCGACTGAGCAAGAGGTAAAGGACTGGGCTTCTATTGTATACGAAGAAGACCTAACTCCGGCTCTGCATTTGCACCATAAAGGCTCAGAAGAACAGGCAATCAGGCTTGTTAGGGCTGGCTTATTTTCCGGTATCAGGCAATTTGATTCTAGCATCGGGGGATTGGGTGGTTGTCCCTTCGCAGAGGGCAGCGGGGCTAATCTTGATACTGCCCTTCTTGTCAGCCATCTACACGCTTGGGGCTTTGAAACAGGGGTAGACGAGAAGATGCTGGGGAAAGCAACTGACTTTGCAAAATCAATCAACACTTTTTTTAGTGGTCTCGCTATCCCCACCTCATGAGCGCACTCGAAAACGCTTGGACTACATTGAAAGCACAACCCGGCGCACAGGGTATATACGGTACAGTTCACCCTGCTATTGCAGGTATGCCGTCTAACGAATACATTGATGAATACATGGGCGACAGTGCTTTAGATAATCGTCAAGGTATCGCTACAAGAGTTTTGAACCCAGTAGCGACAATGAGGGGCGGTATGCTCAACAGACTAAGAGGTAAAGATTTGGAGATGCTTACTCCTGAGCAAAGGGCTGAACTAGAGGGGATGACTGATACCTTTAGTGGTAGAGGTGACGCAGTACAGCGTGATGTAGAAAGACCCGGTGAAATGACAGCGAGCGTTCCAGTTCCTCTAGGTAACCTTGGAGGAGGCAGGGGTGACCCTATCCCTCAAAGTGTCGCTGCTATCGAGAGAGACATCAGTCCTCTAAGAGAAGATGTGGTAGACCAAATGGGTACGAGTATGGCTTTGAACCCAAACACAGGGCAACTAGAAGTGAGACACCCTACACAGACTATCCCTATGATGGATGTAGACCCTGAACAAAGTTTCACTACTCCGCTTGAAAGAGCAAGAGGTAGAGAAGGTATGACATCTGCTGCTGACCGTATGGTTTCAGGTAGCAGAGGCGGTAGGTTCGATGTTAGAGGTGGTGCTAGGTCAGGTCAAAATTTACTGAACCTTGGTATGCAAACAGACCAATTCAATCAGCCAGTAGTCAGTGATAAGACTGGCAGGGTCCAAAGAAATCCATTTGCTCGTCAAAGGTCTGCTTCAAAACTTAGCAATGTCGAAGGTATGAAGACTGGAGGTTTTGGAAAAGACCCTCTATCCGGTATGACAACTAGATTCATTCAACCTGAACAAGAAGAAGCACCTCAAGAAATGAGCCAAGAAGATAGAATCCGAGCAATGCTCGAAGGTATGATGACACCGGGCGGTTCTAAAATACAAGAAGCACCTGTCGAAGAGGACAAACCTGAGAGAGTTTCTCGTAAATTATTCGAGCCAAGGATGACTGGCGCAAGGAGACAAGCAATGGATGACATGCAAAGGCAACCTATGAGTGCTGAAGAAAAAGAAATAATGCTAAGTCCGGGCTTAAGAAATACACCAACTATGAGAGCATTCGCTGACCCATCTAGCCCGGAGGCACAACAATTTGCTAGACAGCAACTTATGCAGGCAGCAATGAACATGGGTCGCCAAGATGGTTCTAAGGTTCAGGGTGAAATTGATAGGTCAGCCTGAATAGTGACACCAAACTACAAGTAGTGAATGCACTTCACTTGCCCTGTAAGCGGGTGAGGACTTGGCGGGTAAAAGAAAAAGCATCAAATGCGAACATTGTTTTCATCATCCTACCAAAAGAGTTTACATGAAAGTCAACGGTGTTTTCAGAGGGCTCGCTTGGTATTGTGAAATGTGCACTCTTTTTACAAAAGAATAATATAGTCTACTTTGGATTCAACTTTGGCTGACAGGCCGACCTAACACCAACCGGGGTTGCACTTCCTCTTTTTTTCCTGTCAGCCACCCTAATCTTTTTGTTCTGTGCAAACATGCGACAGCCATGAGCGAAAGCCATAGTCTACAGCAGGCTTGGGTTTTACTCAAAGATTATACTTTACTTAATCACCTCCCTGAAGAGTATTACGACAATTTGTCACAACGAATGATGGACAGGGTGAAGAGTAGAAAACCACTTGAACATGTTAACGCTAACCCTCATGAGCATTACAAAAAGCGATTAAGTCAGAGATACAATGAAAATCAAGAGTTGCCGAATGCATTCAAGAAAAGAGGTATGAAAGGCTATAAGTTCAATTTAGCAGACATCTTTTCCTTTATGGCTAACGATTTGGCTAACAATCATCCTGAGATAATTGAGGCTATGAAACTCAAGAAGCCTGCATCTGATGAGCGACTAGATGAGCGTGAACCTAGTCTGAGTTTTGATGTGATGAGAACTGATGACCCTAAACTTGACGAAAGTGAAAAGCAAATGGGACTGAGTCATACCGTAACTCCTCATTTTAACTTAGATGAGAATGATAAGTTGCAACTCAAGACTATAGGGCATGGTATGCTAAATGATAAAACTCGACAAAACATACATGTTTTACCTACGACAAGCCCTATACTTCCTGAGCAAGATACACACAACAACTCAAGAATCCACGAAGGGCTACCTAACAGGGTAGATTTCTTCCCAAGAGATGTACCGTCTACCTTTGAAGATTTACAAACTCCTCCGCCTGCACCTGAGCCTTTTGATAAATATGCTAATTTACCACCTGCGTTTAGGGATGCAGTAAGGAGAAGAGACGAAGAAAGGGATATACAAACAGGCGAGCCGATGAATATGGCTTGGAGATTATTGAAGGGATTAGTATGACAGATATAGAATGGTTGACTGAGGCTGACATTGTAGGTAAAACCGACTGGTCGGATGTCAATTTCTGTGATTGCTGTAGTCCTATGGAACTCAGTCTTGCGGTTATGAAAGCCAAGAAAAAGTCAAAACCTTTCCACGGTTACAATCCTAACAAACACGCCAAGACTGGAGGACTCAATGCTAAGGGTCGTGCGGCAGCAAAGCGTAAGACGGGCGCAAATCTGAAAAGACCTGTCACTAAGAAGCCTTCTAAACTAAAAAGGGGTAGCAAGGCATCGAAAAGGAGAAAATCATTCTGTGCTCGTATGAGTGGAGTTAAAGGTCCAACCAGTAAAAAAGGTAAATTAACACCTAAAGGTGCGGCATTAAAGAGGTGGAACTGTTGAGTGAGTGCGACTGTGGACATTGCATAGGTATCGACTCTGCTTTTGATTTTTTAGAAAAGAAACTCTGTCCTGCTGGTAAAGCAGCAGCAAAAAGAAAATTCAAAGTTTATCCATCTGCTTATGCAAATGGCTGGGCTGTTCAATACTGTAAGGGTAAGTTCCGTGGTAAGAAAAAGGGGAAGAAGAAATGATACCTCTCGAAGAAGCGTGGGCTATAATTAAGGGCAAAGAGGATGCGCCTAATTATAGAAAAGCCACTGGCTCTGAAAAGTGCGGTAATTGTAAAGCGTGGGACTCCTCGAAGACCGATGACCCTATGACGGGCTATTGTGAATGGTACGACTTCATGTGTCGAGCAGACCATGTATGTGATGCTTGGGCGGGTAAAAAATGAACGATAGATGCACTTGTCATGACACATTAGTTGTCAAGAACCTCAACAGATGGTTCAAAGAAAAGTGGGTAGATGTCAGTCGTAAAGACAAGGATGGTAAGCACCCTCCTTGTGGTAGGTCGAAAGCCAAGAAAGGAAGCAAAGGCTATCCAAAGTGTAGACCAAGTGTGAGAGTCAGCAGCAAAACACCCAAGACCAGTGGTGAAATGACTAGCGGTCAGAAGCAGGCTGCTACCAAAAGAAAGCGTGCTAAGAAACAAGGTGTCGGCGGTAAGCCTACTATTGTCAAAGGAGTCTTGGTTATCAAGAGTCCTGTCAGCCCTGAAGCCAAAAGGCACAAGTTGGAGTATGACAAGAAGTATGAGTCTAGTCCTAAGCGTGTCAAGTATCGTGAAGAGTTGAATCGTGAGCGCAGGAAAAGAGGTATTTACGGACAGGGTGGACCTGATATGAGTCACACCAAAGACCACACTTTGGTAGCAGAAGACCCTCATAGCAACAGAGCCCGACATTTCAAAGAACGAGGTACTCTTAAATCAGATATAGTACTGGTTAGGTAGAGGGACTGACTTGGAAGATTTTTGGAACACACTTTTGAAAGAGTTACTCAAGGTTAGTGAATACAACTTGAGTAAGATACAAGACCTTCAAGACGGTAGCATAGAGGCTATGAACCTACTTGTTGAAGCCGCAGAAAGTTACCATTACTTGCAACAGGCTTATGAAAACAAACAGCATGGGGATATTCATGTCGGAATCTATTTCGCCGATTGACCGAGCATGGTCGGTGGTTAAAGAAGACACCGTAAACAAGGCACTTCCGCTTATACCATTGGCATTATTGGGCTATGGTGCTTATCAAGGTTATAAGAATGTCCGTGATAATCAAATCACAGACCCATTCATTGGTATGGAACTCGCTGAAGGTGACGATAGTTTTGGTTCTAATGCACTTGAGTTTGGTACAGGAATGGCTCAAGGTCTTGGTGCAGGTGCAGCAGTTAAGTTAGGTGCTAAGGGAGTGGGAAGACTCGCTGGAAGAAGAGGGGCTCAAATTGCTTCACAGAGAGCAGCAGCAAGAGAAGCAGCAGAAACTGCTACTAGAAACCGTATTGCAAGAGAGCAGGCTGATGCAGTCAGCCGACAACTTCCTCCTGTGACTGCTGCTAACGCAGACGCTCGATTATTTGAACTAGCAAGAAACCAACCTTATACTCGAAGAATGGCAAGAGAAGCCGGAACAGATGCTGCCCGTAGGGGTGCTTTCAGACAAGGTGCTTACAGTCAAATTGGAAGGGGTGCTAAAGGAGTAGACGAGTCTATTTCTCTTGGAAGAATGGCTGGTCTTGGTGCTTTGGGTGCAGGTGCAGTAGGACTCGGTATGGCAGGTCTGAATTATATGCAAAATAATACGCCCGGTGGTGGCGGTGGCGGGCAAGGGACAAACCTTTCGTCTTTGATTGGTGGGGGTGGTTCAGGTTCAACATTTGGTCTAGGTCAGACTAATGCAGGTATGGGTGATATTTCCAATGTTCAGAGTAGTTCTGTTCTTGATAGAGAGATTTGGAATCCGAATCAGGGTTCTGCTTTCGAACAACAGGCAGAGTATGGCGGGACTAGGAAATCATTAGGTGAGTATATGTTTACAAACAATATAGGCGAAGAAATAAAGAAGCAAGTTGAAGATATGATGTACAAAGCAAGGTGCGCTGGATGCGCTAAACCTGAGTGCATCGGTAAAATGACCTGCCCTTACGGGATGAATGAAGAAATGTCTAAGGCTAAATGCCCCGGATGCGGTAAAGAAAACTGCGTCAATAAAATGGGATGTACGGCTAAGGGAGAACTGGAAATGGTAGAGCATGAGGGCAAGAAAGTCCCTAAGTTCGCTGCTGACGGTAAAGGTGAAGAAGATTTGAACAAAAAAGAAGGTAGCAAAAAGCCAGCACATGGCATGGTTATTGTTATCGGTTCTAAAGCAGGCCCGGGCCCTTCAAAGAATGGCAAGAGGGAAAAACTTGATTCTGAAAAGAAAAAAGATTGATGATATAATTACAACACATGGGTCGGTCAGGTTCTCTCTCATTCCCTGCCGACCCGCCTTCTAATTTTGTGATACCTTTATTTACGCAGTGGTCTTGCAGAAGGTTAGAGGGATAACTTTGCAGAGTGGCAGAGAGACAATGAGAGATGTAGACCAAGCAGAAATAAGATTGATGGGTTTGATACTCACCCAAGCCGTATCAATCGGTATAGCAATAGCCGTTTTCGATGCAGAATACTGGTTAAAATTAGACGACCCTACAGTTAACGGAATTACTTATGCTATGGCAGCATTTGCTGTTCAGGGTGTAGCGTACTATCTTTTCAAAATGTTCTTCCAACAAGGTATGGATGAAAGAGCGAGATTGGCCGCACAGGAAAAACAGAGAAAAACAAGGTACAGAAGTATGGAGATGAACTTTGACCGTAGAAGACAAGACATGGAATTAAGACTTCAAGAAGCACAGTTGGAGGCTGAACTAAACTGGCTTGAGCAAAACCCCGGTCAAACTCCACCTTGGATTCAAGAAAGGATGAATCCACCTACTACTAGCACTGCTGATTTTGTACCAGCAACTCAACCAGTATCAAAAGAGCCTATGTCACTTGGTTTAACATTCGAAGAAACTGATGATGAAAAAGACGCTAAGAGAAAGAGAAACGCAGATGGGACATTCAAGAAAAAGGAGAAGTGATAACTTATGGGTCGAATCTTCAAGACCCCCAGTGATGACGCAGTTGAAGAAACACTGAGGAGTATGCACATAGCCAATACGGTTGATGTAGCATACGAAAGAGGGTGGGGCTGGATTAGGACCGTCATTTTTTCTGTTTGTACTGCGTTTGTAGTCAGTGCGTTTGAGTTTTACACTGATTGGAATTTATGGGAGTCAACTGGAGACTGGCTCAAAGAAAAGTTAAGAGAGTGGTCTGACGCTATATTCAGTTGGAGAAATTGAAATGTCATTGGGTGGTAGTGCTTTAGTTGGCGGAGTGGTGTTCGCTAAGGAATTCTACCACTACTGGAAGCCAAGAAGAGTAGGGGTGTACGGACCGACAATGGTAGGTAAGACTACACTTGACCGCTACATGACAACACCGGGCGAAATGGAAGAGATACCTCTTAGTGAAAGGACTAAACATTTCAAAGTGCCGGGTATAAACAGATTCTTGTTACCAAACCCTACAAGAAAAAGAGTTGCTTGGAAAGGTGACAAGAGAGTAGTTTATTCTTCTGACATAGCAGGTGAGGAAAGGTTTTGGAATCTTTGGATAGATGATATGGTTAATAGACAAGTTGAAGCCATTATATTCTTATTTGATAACAGAACTACATTAGGTGGAGACCCAGCAGTACAAGCAGTGGGGGGTTTTAAGTTCCTCGTAGATTCAATACTCCACAGGCAGTATCGTTATAGAAATTTTAAAAGTAGATTGAGAGGTAAAAAGTATGTTCCAAAGACTATTATGTTGGTTGCAAATAAAGCAGATGAATGGTGGGATGAGCAAGCCAATATACTTTGGCAGCAACAAAGATTGGGTGAACACAAGATGTTCGACCCCTTCAGAGAAGACCTTGTACGCCTCCAAAAAGCGGGCGTTCCTACGAAGAGGGGAATGATGGCTACAAGAATAGGCTGGAATGTTGAAAATACAATGATGGAGTTACTAAGTTAGGTGATATTATGATGAGGATAGGCGGATATGGAAGAGTCCCACAAGGGGATGTGAATTTGGCTAATATGAGTCAGGCGCACATGATGGCTTTGAGCCAGCAGGGTAATGCTAGTCATGAACAGTTACTCGAAATGCAGGCTGCTCAACAAGGTATGCAAGAAATTGCTAAGCAGAATATAGAAGTTCCAAAGGTGAATTTCTACCCAAGTCGTCACCCTGACCCAAGAAAGGCAAGAAAACAAGACATCAGAAGTGCGAGAAGGCTTTTGACACCTACTAAGCGTAAGTGGTACAGTCCTCTAAGGTGGATTTGGGGTAGAAAATATAGATATAATAGACAAAGTAATCTTTGTGTGATTGATGGTTGTGACTGTGAAGAGTTAATCAAGTATGATAATCTCTATGCTAAGATTACAGATGAGGTTTCAGGTAAGAGTTTGTGGGAAATGTATTGGAAAAACCCTGTAACTAATGCCCCTGAAGCCTTTGTAGCAAGAGAACAAGTTACTAATGGTAGGAAAATGAAGGGTACATATTGCCCTGAACACCTACATTTGTACCATTTATTGTGCAAATGGGAGTCTGAAGCAGACAAAGACCACAATAAAACTAGCATGGGCATGAAAGAAATGGTGAAAAAGGGCGTTTCTACAGTCGCTGTACCCATTGCAGTAGTCAAAAAGAAGGACAATACACCTGAATTATTGAAGAAATATGAGCCATTTTTCATGCAATTAGAGAAGGATTCTAAGGCATATAACGGTATTAACCTATTACATTACAAGAATCCTGAGACTGGAATCAACGATGTGACTATGATTGTGTTCGATTTGAGGCTATTTCAACAAGAAATGGCTAATATGAGCCCTACTTTGTCCGATGCTATCACTCAATTGGGTATAAATCAAGTCCCTCAACCTAGTGTAGCGCAGAGTTTACCCCAAGAAAATGCCAATGGTGTTATCAATCAGGATGTCCTGCCACAGACAGAGCAAGGTATATTTACACAATCCACAGTATGAGGTGAAAAGATATGATATTTGGTAATGGACAACAGCAAAACGGCGCACTGAATCTCAGCGCACAAGGTAATTCTAGCCCAATGGCTGCCCAAATGAACCCATTCGCACCACAAGGTATGATGCAACAGGCTTCTCAGAATACATTTGTGGGCGGAATGATGGGCGGAATGGGTATGCAAGCGAATATGATGCAGCAACCTATACAACCTCCGAGTGAAATGGAGATACAAATGGCTATGATGCGCTCACTTGCACCTATTGATAGGTTCGTAGTAGGGGCTCAGATGGCTGTTTTCTTACAAATGATGAACGATTTAGTGAGTTTTTCTGTACTTGAGATACTAAAGAATGCCGAATTCGTGATTAACGACAAAGAAGGGACAATGAAAATGGATGTAACTTCTCTACCTGATAGTCTACAGACTATGAGTGCAGAGAATGTCAAAGGTCAGTTCAGTAATTTACAGATGGCAAGTCAACAGAGTATTCAAAACGCAGAGATGCAGCAACAGCAGATTGCTGCTTTCGCTCAACAATCTATGATGGGCGGGGCTTTGAGTGCTGCACTGGCTAATGACAATCTGATGGACAAGGCAGGTTCTGCTGCGGGTAAGTTCATGGGTAATTTTATGGGTACGAGGTGATATAGATGAAGGATTTTACACCAATTGCTGGCTTTTCAGGGACTGCTATGGAAATATTTGCACCTCGTAAAAGTGTAATCATTGACATGGTTATGGTTCAACTATTGACAATAATAGTCACTCTCACAGTTTTACTGCTGACATCAGGTGGCAAGATGGCTAGTAATACAATGGCTTACCTTGTGCTGGGATTATTCGGTGCTTTCTTCATGTTGACTGGTATTTATTCCCGTATTTCTGAAGTCTAGGTACTCTTTCCATTTACCTTTGGGGCATCTGCTCGATGTTAGTGTAGTCTTGACACGCATTTGACAACCACATTCCATACATCTGTAGTTTTTCCAACTGGGACAGGACATACAAATGTCGAGTCTTTCTTGCTTTATTTCTTCAGGGACTACTCTTTTTCTTAATATATCCTTAGAGGCTCTTGACAAGCCACGAGCAGTTTCTATAGAAACAGGTACACCCATGATTTTGGGCTTAATTCTAGGCAGTTTCACAAAATGAGGGTAACCTTCCCATTCAAAAAGGTTATTCATACCAGCCCCCTCCGACATGGTATGGGAGGTACTCGTCAGACAAAGAGAAGTTGTTCTTTTTGTCAACATGGTGACCGTGATGCTTTAGAGCAGAGTATCATTGACGGTATCGCTAACCCCCAAATAATGGATAAAGATATGGGCTGGAGAGCCAACACAGCAGAGCGTCACATGAAAAATCATGTAGGTGAATATCATTCTACTTCTAATCATTCATGTGCAGTATGCACTAGCGAGAATCGAAAGGAATTGGAAGTAGCATATTTTGAAGGTGAAAGGACCAGTGACGATATTGCCACGGAACTAGAGTGCAGTGAAGATTCAGTGTATAGACACATGAAGCAACACTTCCAGCCTCTAGTTAGAAAGAGTTCCGCAGCCGTAGTTGCTATCAAAGTAGGCGAAGAAATTGATATTCTTAGGAACAATGTACAAGGACTGAACGGTAAGTTAGCACAGTATATGGAAGAAACCAACATACACGATGACGGTGTCATCAGTGACATGGTAAGACTCCACAAAGAGGTCAGAGAGACACTCAAGGATTTGAGTGCTTACCAAGAAAAATGGGCTGAACCATCTACAAATGTAGCCAATAATACGATAAATGTCCTCAAAGTTGAATTAGGCAAAGAAAGTACCGATGTATGGAAGCGAGTCAAGGCCAGCCTACTCGCCAACGCTGATGGAACAGTGGATGAGGACATCCTTGACATTTTATGAGGTGAAGAAACATGCCAAGTACAGGTTCTGATACACGCATGTACTCACCTAGAAGTGAGTCTAATCTTGGTTATTCCAAAGATGAAGACTACAAGCATGGTTATGGCGACCCTGAAGAAATGGAAAAGGTGCGTGACGAAAAGCAGGCTGAAAAGGAAAAGCCTGTTATGAGTGAAACTCTACCGCATCTACAAATATCAATCCCTCAACAAGAACCTCCTATGATGCCTCCTATGATGGAGGAAGAAGAAGACCCTTTACAGATGAGCGACCAATTCAATGAAGGTCAGCAGTTCGGTGCTATGACAGGTATGCCCGATATGGGTAACCTCAGTCTTGGTGCTGCTACTGGGACTATGCCTGCACCGGGCGGTATGCTCGCTACAGGTGAGCCTATGGAGGATGCTTGGTCTAGTTTGATGAAGTCTAAGTTAGATGAGATGGGTACTGCCAAGGATAAGACTTGGAGTCAGCCTCAATTTGAGATTCAACCGGGCGGTTCTAACATCGCATCAGCAACCAGTAGGCGTTCTAAACAACAGTCAAGGACTATGAGTCCTCAGAAAAAGAGAGGATTAGATAGAGCCCCTCTTGCTGTACACAGGACTCACTTAGGTGTTGAAACCAAACAACCTCTAAGACTCGATGCACAAAGGTATGGACAGCAACAGGCTACTCAGGCTCGTAGAAAATTGATGGGTAATGTACCACAGATACCTTCAGGACACGGAATAGGTGCTGAAACTGATTACAACCCAAGGGTCCCTAAATCAGGAGGCTCAGGACAAATCAAAGAACCAAGAAATATCAAAGAAAAGGGCAAGTCCTTTGCAAAGTCTTTGTCTTTGATTAGAGAAGATATAGAGTTAGTCGAGAAAAAGATGGACTACATGCAATTCAATCAGATGAGAAGACTTGTCAGGCAACTTAAAGAAGCCCTAGAGAGAAAAGAAGGGAGTAAAAAGGCTGCTAAGCAAGGAGGTCATGGTAACAACAGAGAAGCGGGACATCGTGAAGGACAAGACAGCACTACCAAACCTGAAGGTGCTACAGAGAACTTAGAGGATGACCCAAAGAACTGGGGCGCACCAAGTCTACTTTTCGCTGCTAGAGGGAGTGGGAGGGTAGGCTGATGTGGAAAGTCCATCTACCTGCTACCAGTCATATTAAGAAGCAGACCTTCTTTGGTACTAACGACTTTCTTAGAGTGTTCAATAACACTATCAGAAAATCAGCAGGACTGATGTTCAACAATCAACTCAGACATTCTTGGAATCCTTCAGATGCAGGTGTTAATCCTGACCCTAAGCAACACGACCACCCTCCTTTCAATCATCACCCTGAAACGGGCGAGTTACTAGATGGGGGATTACATCCTATTGATTATGTTCACAGAGACTTAATGCAAAGGATATTCCCTAAAGCATTGGCTAGTGGAGATGCTGATAAGTTGAGAGAGGCTCAAGTTCAAACCGCTGGTTTGATACAAGAGGCAATAGACCAATACAATGCTAACCACGATACTGTACATGGTGATGGGAAGACTAACCATAGCCTTCCTAATTTTTCAAGCAGTGCTTGGCGAAAAGTCCATGCTGGTCCTCACTATGAAAACAATGTTCCAACGCACATGAGAAGAGTCAGAGGTGCTGAACCCTTATACGAAAATGGACCAAGACCTCTGATTACTTATTCTATGAACAGAGGAAATGTCAAAGGTGGGGCTACTGGAAGATGGATTGACAGCGGCTTCATTCACATGAATAAAGAACTAGGTGATGTTCTGAAAAAGAGGACTTACCTTGACGATAAAGATATATCGCAACTGCATTATGTCAAGTATAACAGATTGATGCCCGGCAGCCTTAGCGGAGGTATAGTTCAGTCTATTGCCCCTAGAGATTTCAAGACTTATCAGCAAACAGGTCAATTACCTGACATGTATCTTAGTGGTGAACAACAACAATCACTTGCTGAAAACAGAAGACACCCTGAAGTACACGGTCACCAACTTGCACATTTCCTACCCCATTCGGCTTTTAGAAGAATGGGTGCAGGTGGTAGAGGGCAAGGTGCTGGATTTAACGGTGAGAAGTTACAAGCATTCTTTGACGAGCAAGGTATAGACCACGGATTAAGCCCTGAAGAACTCAATGATGTATCTAGGTCTGCTATGATTAGGTTACTTTTCCAAAATAAATCACACGGTATAAATTCAGATGGAACTGGCAGGGGTGTCGGTGCTGTATTCAGAAATATCGTTAGAGGGCTAGGCTCTCACCACAATGAAGATACTTACAAGTTACACGCACAACATGCTAGTGGTGCTGCTGTAGGAGACACTCAGTTTGCAAGAAGTGCTAATCACAGGGCTGGAGAGATAGTAGCACACATTAGTCACACTGCTAGTAAACTCATGAATGAAGGCGTTCCTCAAGATGAGGCTTTGCAGACTGTGTTAGGTCAACTTAGGGCAGAAGAAGAAGATGCTAATATTGACAGCCATGGTGTAGATGAAGAATACCGTGATAAGGTTCAAGGAGTAATCGACAAGTTACTAGAAAAGACAGGGCATGAAAGGTTCACCTTTGGAGAAATACCTACCGACTACGAAAAGGACAATCTTGAACACAGTGTTCCTGATTTTGGACACCATCAAGCCCCCGACCATTGGCAGGATAGGATATACACCCAGCAGCAACTAGCACCTCCGGGTGCAACTGTCCGTGGAGAACTCAACGATATGGCTGGTTCTCAAGGTATGGTAGGAGAAGGAACGGTACAGCCAGCACCAGCAATTGAACAAAGACCTCAACAAGTAAGAGTTGTACCGGGTGACATGGCGGGCATACCACAACCTACGGGTCAAATGCCTGCTATACCCGCTTTACCAACTCGACAGGCATCTCCTGAAGAAATGGCTTTTCAACAAGCGAGGGCTTTACCGAGAGGTCAAACTTTCTTCAACATTGCCCCAAGCGATGATGTTACAGGGCTTGTACAACAAGCACCGATAAGAACAAGCGGTGATGTAGTCAACGACATTGATTTGATTCGTAAGAAGATGGGTTACTTCGATGGATTCTTGAGAGGTGAATTCTGATGGATAAAGTACTGGTTACTAAGGCTATCAGACCTAACTACAACACTTTGGGCGGAGGACCTGTAATGGTAGTAGGCGGTAACCAAGGTAGAGGTAGTCAAGGCAGAACTAGATTACAAAGACTCGGTGGAGGATTAGGTGGATTAGTCGGAGTAGCAGGTGCTTTGACAGGGCAACATAGAAGCCTAGGTAGTCTTGCTAACGCTATGGTAAGTGGCGGGGCTCAAGGCTCTACACTTGGAGGCTCTTTGGGTAGGAGGCTTTCTAGTAGAGAAAGCAGGGCGAGGGCAGACATGGATGAGGCTACTCGTAATCTATACGCTCAGTATGGGGCTCGTGGAGACCTTGATAGATTTCAATTTAGGCAGAGAAGACCTCAAGATATGCGACAACAAATAGGCGTGATTGATGCTGAGAAGGCTAGGCAAGCACAAGAAGAAAGAATGGCTAGGCAAGCCCAAAGAGCAGAGAATAGGGCTCGTGCTAGGGCAAGAGGTAGGGAGTTTGGTGAAGAAGACCTAAACATGGCGAATAGAGGTCGGGCGTTTACTAATATGTTCACAAATTATGGTGCTTCTGAAGAAGAAATAACGCAAGCACAGAGGGCTGCTGCTGGTATGCAACCAATCAATGCTCAAGGTCAGCCAGTTGACCCTATGTTACAGTTGCCTCCGCCTATGGGTGCAGGAGATACCGCTGCTGCCGAAATTCAAAGGGATGAAAATGCGGGCAACAAAGAAGCGGTTAACAATGGTATGGATGGCGAGCGTTCCACATCAGTAGGAGTTAAGAATCTGAGACAAATCCAAGAGGCTGAGTTTGAGGAAAACGAGGAGGAACCTGAAGAAAACCGAGTTGGAGTAGTTAACCCTAGTAGTTTGAGAGGCATACAGTCAAGGCAACAGCAGGGGGTTTGACGCTTGGCTGATATTGATAGCCTAGTGCACGAGATGGACACTCAGATGTCAAAGAAGTCCTTTTCTTATTTCTTCACAGAGATACTAGGGTTTGAGTTATCCAAACACCACGAAGACTGGCTCAAAGGACTCAATCAAAACAAATACTACTGTGTTAAGGCTAGTAGAGACCACGGTAAGTCTGTATTTTTCATGAGTTATGCCCTTTGGCTAGGTGCTTTCAATCCTAATACTCACATCATGGTGTTCAGTCACAGCCTTGAACAGACACTGGAACACATGAGATTCATTAGAAATAATATAGAGTCTGCTGATATTCTTAAAGGGCTTAAGCCACAGGGTAAACCTTGGGCTAAATCATACTTTGAGTTCACTAACGGTAGTCGTATCATGGCTAAGTCCGTTGGTGGTGCTACTCGTGGTTTTCACCCTGATGTTGTAGTATGTGACGATATTCTATGGGGTACTACCAGTTCTGAACTTCAAAGAGCAGCCGATTGGTTCTATACTGTATTGCTTCCTGTGCTTCACCACACAGGTAGACTGATGATGGTAGGTACTCCTTTCAGTTACAACGACTTGTACGCTGAACTTGAAGACAAAGACACATTCACTGTAGAGACTTACCCTGCGATATTACCTGACGGTCAACCACTTTGGCCTAACAGGTGGCCTCTTGAAGCGTTGAAACAGCGTGAAAACTCTATGCCTGCAATCAAGTTTGCTCGTGAGTATCTGTGTGAGCCTATCCACGATATGTCTAGTATGTTCCCAATGACATTACTAGAAAAGGCTCGTGACCCTAATCTCAGATTGATAGATAAAGCAGAAGTTGACTATAACGAAGAAGGAGAGGCGAGTGGTATATTCGGTCAACATTTCATAGGTTATGACCCCGCTATCTCTTCTGATAAAAATGCTGACTACACTGCTATGACAGTTATGCGTATGTTGCCGGGCGAGGATGTCAAGCAGTTGATACACACAGTTCACCAAAAGGGACTATCGTCTATGGCTCAAAAGCGCATGATGGTTTCACTCAATAACAAATTCCAACCTGACTTGATTGAACTTGAAGGTAACAATTTCCAAAGAATGCTTGAGGCAGAGATGCGAGAGATGGCAGCAGATATGCCAATCAAGATATTCATGACTACTCGTGCTAAGAAGGAGTCCATGTTCATGAGTTTACTACTTGCCTTTGAACAAGGTCACATCAAAACACCTTGGGGGGACGAAAAGAGCAAGGAGTTCACTAGAACTTTGGAGACACAATTGAGTAGATTCGGTATGCAGAAGAACGGCAGGCTAGAATCTGTGGGTAGCCACGATGACTTGGCTGTAAGTGTAGCCCTTGCTAACTGGGCTACTAAGGAGTTCAGAGGGACTATTGTATTACTTGACGACTATCTTGATGGAGTCGATGATTGGTTTGGCGATGTACCGCAGAGAAATGTCGCAGGGGCGAGTTGGTACACGATATAATTAAGTGACACCAAAAACTGGGTGATAATATGTGGTCTAGTTTGTCTGTAGGTGACTCCAATTATTCGATTGATATGGGAGACGACACATTGAGTACTATTGCGTCAAGTCTTTTGTCCCATCCTAATGTTGATGAAGTGATTGCTAAGTCAATAGCATCAAATTCTTTCGTCACTGAAGAAATAAGAAAACCGCAATATGCACCGTTCTCGCCTACTGGTGAAGGTTGGTTCGAAGATAAGTTAGGTAAAAGTGCTAACAGTATCATCAAGGACCTTAGAAAAGCCCGCAGGGTATTCAAAGAAGACAAAGAAGAGATTGACAGTATTATTCACAGTGTCAGAGCGTTGAAGAGTTTGGAAGTAGAGGCTACACTATCTAAGTTAGATTGGTCCGAGCCTTACCAAGATGCTATGAGAAAGATGGGACTATCTAACAAAGACCTGAGAGCATTGAGACTTTTTGGTAATACTAGGAAGACTACTCTGATGAGAGCCTGTCATCTTTGGAATAATGCAGAAGATATACTCGCCAAATTAGATGAGTTCCAAGATGTGTGGGGAGAAGAAGAAAAGAACTCTTGGGTTAGTTCTATGCAACAGAAGCAAGACGCTCGTAAGATTTGGAAGAATGCATTGCATCAATTCGATAACCTCAACAAAGAGCAACAGAAACTATTGACACTATCTAAATCGGAGATGGAAGAAAAAGGTGCAATGACATCTAAGGCAATCGCATCTAACTTGATAGAGAAGGGAGTCTCCAATGTAAGTTCTGCTAAATTGGCTAAGTTACTGAATATGTACGGTGAAGAACTTAACATAATCAAGTCACACAGAAGAGGTGAATACATGTGTATCAACCGAGAAGGTTTGATAATCAAAGATAATTGGGCTTATGCGGCAGGCTTCTTAGATGCTGATGGTTATATTACCATCACCGAGCGTGGAGAGCCAAGGGCGGGATTCATCGCTACAGGAGAAAGGGGCAGAATGCACTGTGAAGAATTACACAAACACATCGGTGCGGGCGTTTTGCAACTCGACCAAAAAGTGTACTCTGATAATCAGAGGAGTCAACATCGTGTTAGTTTCTATGCCAAGGATGATTTGAGTAAATTACTCAGTAATCTTACCCCACATCTAAGGATGAAAGATATGCAGGCAAAGGCTGTACTTGCATATATTGGAGAGAAAGACCCAGTCAGGAAAACTCAACTCAAGAGATTTGTTCAATTCTCTAACAGGGATGGAACATCTAAAGGTGAGGAGTCTCTGCGAGAATGGGGAGTAGACCGTGATACAGTCATGAGTTGGGCGGAGGCATTGTGATGGCAGAGAAAGGTAGAGTAGGTAGATTCTTAGAAACTTTGGGTAGTCCTTTTCGTAGAAGGACAACGCCTGAGCCCCAAATGCCTTTATGGACTACTGGTATACAAGAGCCTGTACTTGTCCAAGGTATTACTATCCCTGCTCTTTATGCAGTGGCTAATGAAAATCTTATTCTAAGAACTGTGTTGAGTACTTTGCAACAAGAGATATTCAGAAGAGGCTACTATTGGGAGAAGAAGTTTCACAAGAAGTGTACAGCCTGTGACAAAGAGTTCCAGCACGATGTAGATGAATGTAAAGAGTGCGGTAGTACTGAATTAGTCAGTCCTAATCCCGACCAATTAGTATATCCAAGGTGGCTAATAGAGCAGAGAAACTCTATGGAACAAACCTTCATGGATGTACTAAGGGAGATAGAATATGACCTCAATATCACCGATGACGCATTCCTTATACTCATCAAAGAATACTTCATTGACCCTGAAACTAATGAAATGGCTTTCTATCGTATCAAGGAAATTGTTAGAGGCGACCCTATATTCATGCGTATTATTGCTGACAAGCGTGGTGTAAGAGGAGGCAGATTCAGAGTTTGCCCTATTCACAGAAGCGAAGTCAAATCTTTCTCTGAAGAAGAAAAGAAATGCTCTATATGTGGGACTGAGATGGAAGATGTACACCATGTCAATACTGCCGGTAGTGGTAAGACTCAGTATTACCTCAAGGGTGAAGTCATACATGTGAGTAAATACAACCCTAGTAAGTTGTATGGTCGAAGCCCTGTATCTACACTTTGGAGACAGGCTATGACTTTGACAGCGATGGACAACTACATGTACACTGCTTATTCAAAGCGCAGAATACCAAGAGGTATTTTGAGCATTAGTACAGAGAATCTTGAATCAATGAAGGCATTTTGGAAAGCCACTGATGAAAAACTTGAGCGTGACCCTCATTACATCCCTAAGATTGCTACTGAAGGTAACGGTAAGGGTGGTGTCAATTGGGTCAAACTGATGGACAGTCTTGAAGAAATGCAGTACATACCTGCTCGTGATGAGATGCGTCAGCGTATTGCTGCGTTCTACGGAGTATCTAATGTGTTCATGATGGACACAGGTAAGTCAGGCGGTTTAAACAACGAAGGTATGCAGATACTCGTCACTAATCGTGCAGTAGAGTTCGGTCACAAAGTATACACAGAGCATCTATTCCCAAGGATGATGGAACAGATGGATGTCACTGATTGGAAGTTGACACTATATCCAAATGAAGAGGAAGACGAAGTCACTAGACTGAGAAGAGACGAGATGGAAGTCAACATCGCTCAAAGAATGATGATGATGGGCTACAAACCTACACTACAAGAAGATGCTAACCGAGACATCAGATTCATCTACAAGCAACCTGACCCTGCTGAGGCAGCGATGCAAGGACAACAACCTCAACCTATGGGAGGTATGAGAATGGGTGGAGGTATGGGTACTCCGGGCGCACTACCGAGTAGAAACATCCCTCCGCAATTGGCAGCACAGATGGGAAGGCAGGCTCAAGTACCCGGTATGGCTAACCCCGGAGGAGAAGGTATGGGGCTAAGAGACCGTGGTCCTGCGAGCCCACAGAACAGAACTAGCATGGGCTCAGGTAGTCCTATGTCGAGCGTTCAACAAAGGGGTATGCAACCCACAGGTTTGGAACAAGCAAGTCAAGGTATAATTAACGCCCGTAATCCAAGAGGGGCTTAGGAACATTAAAGATAAGTGAAGTAGTGGGGATTGGCAATGGACTTGAAGAAATTAGACCCGATGGCTAGAAAAATGCGCTCTCATGTGGATGAGTTTTACAAGGCTCTTGAGAGCCAAGATGGGCTCACTGCAAGGACTCACATCAATGAAATAATAAAGTACGCAGACTACATGAGTAAGGATATTGAGGCTACCGTTATCAAATCAGATAACGCAATCGGTGTCAATGACATCTACGCAGGTGGAGTGCCAATCAAGAAAATGTCTGAAGTACAAACCGTTCACACTGCTACTACCAATGTTCTACCGGGGACAATCAGAACCAGTAGGTTCGGTAACATTAACAGAAGGTTGAACAACAGAACTCTGTGAGGTGAGCGTAAGTGACAGAAGAAAGAGAGAGTAATGTCGCAGAACGCTTGATGAGTGCATTGATTACAAAGATGGAGTCAATGGATGCAGGTTTGAAAAACCTAGAAGCCGAGAACAGAGAACTAAGAAAAATGATTTCCAATCCAACAGCCATGCTAAAGAAAGCAGGCTTTGTGTCTGTAACAACACAAAGACCTGAAGATGTACTGGTTGATGGATTCAGAGGCGATGTACCTGATGCTATGGTCTTGAAAGCACAAGACGGTAGTGACTTAGATATGCCTCAAACCAATGCCGAGTTCCATAAAATGGATTGGTCCGAGATTCACGCACTGGCTGAACAAGCCAAAGAAGTGGGCTCTGTCGGCAACCAAATGGGAATGGAGTGATAACATGAAACCTAGATTTGAGCAAGCAAATGATAAAGCATACGAACTATTGAAAGCAGCGAAAGCCCTTGAGGACAGAATCGCTAAGAAAGAAGGTAGTATGCCTGATTACTCAGGTCAAGAAGAAGGGTCAGATGTAGGACATGCAAGGTTTGAGATTCAACCATCGGGTATTCCTAACGCTTTCTATAACACTAACAACGCAGTTCCTAATGTAGAGGATGTAGCCAACAAGGGTGCAATCTCTGAAAACAGTAACATTCTGACTCAAACATCCCCTTACTATCCTACAGCATTTAGCACAACTGGTGCGCTTGAAAACTTCAAAGGCGGTGACGGGCCTAAGATGAGCGATTTGAAGAAGTCCGTTGACCGAATCTCCAGCCGTCTGATTTGAACGGCTGGTGATGCTGATGAGAGAAGGGCCATTAGATACGCTCGATAGACACCGTTCTACATTCGTAAAGTCTCTTAATGACGGCATAGGTAAATTAGACGCTGGTGCTGAGTTTTATTTCTCAGCAATTAGTGCAGAAAGGAGAGGATATGTTCTTAGTCAAGAAGACCAAGCCCTTCTGAAAATGTTCAACTCTGTTCTTCTTATGAAGAGCCAAGAAGTCACAGGTCCTTCAGGTAATTACGATTTGAGTACAGAGGGACAAGGCTTTGAATCGGCACAAGGACTCGATGAAGCACAAATGTCTGACATGCTTAGGTTTGGCAGTGGTATGGAGTTGAGTGATAATCCTAGTTATCAGGAACACAGAATAACCCCTCCACCTATGGGACAAACTGTAGCAGGGCTTCCTTGGAAATTAGAACCTAACAATCAAGACCCGCATGATGTTTATGCAGACCACGATTATCTAGGCTCTGACTTGAATCCCTTACATGGTGAGTACCACAATATAGTGGGTGACTTCTATGTACACCCTACAGACCACACCGCTACATCTCAAAGCGAAAAGGACCATCATAAAGAGGCAAGGTGGGAAAACTGGGTTAGAGATGACAAACAGCACGACTTTTTGAGAAATCAATTTCACTACGGTCAATTAGCAGTTGACGAAGATTTGTCAGGTAATGTGATGGGTGCAACTAACCATGCTTTCTATCTTAGAGATTATCAAAATTGGCTAGGTGACAACACATCTAAGGTGGATGAAATCACTAATCAAATGAAGCAAGAAGGTAGGAGTGATGAAGAAATAGACCACGCTATCAAGTTGGCTCACATCAATGAAAAGAAGCAATACTGGAAAGAGAACTTAGGGTTCATGGACTACTTTCATGGATTAGAGTGGTTTACCCCTGAAGAAAAAGACAGATTCTATAGACATGTACAAGAAAACGGCTACAATCCTGACAGGATGTTCAGAGTAGATAGGTACTCAGGTAACCCTAATTTGATACCTAGGGTTATCAGAAATATCCAACAGAGGTTTTCAGGACTTCACGACCACTGGACAAGAGACCCTGACAGACCGGGACATGGTATGCTCATCACACCTATAGGTATGTCAGAAGAGGGGGATGAGCCTTCGCCCGGTTTCAACTATGAAGCGTTACTAAATCATCAGCCTATGGGTAAAGACAAAAACGCTTGGCAGAGGTCTGTGGCTCATTTCAACAAAATGATGGAACAGCACCACTACGCTACTAATAGTGCAGGTCGTTACGAACCTCTTACTGAAAGACAAGTACCTCAGATAGATTATTCCCCTGATAATCACGGTATTGATTCCATGCTTAGGCATGATATGGTTAAAGACCAAAGAGAGGATTACTACCCTAATTACAACGCTTTGAGATTTATGTTAGGACTGGACCCTGACGGTAACATCTATCCTAAAGGTCAACATCCGTTTTACGGACAACTTTGGGATGGAGGCGAGTTCACACAAGAAGAAGTGGATTCGATAATGGATGCTAGGAAAACTGAGTCTATGCGTGTGGCTAATGCTGGCAGAATGGCTCAGAACCATTCCTCTATACATTATGGTTATGCTATGCATCCCGACCATTACGATTACCTAGACGACCACGAGACACTTGCGACTCACTGGCAAAAGCCATTCAAGGGTCACGGAGGGCTTGGTAAAGATGCCAACGACTTGTACAATTTGATACACCATCACAGTTTACTTTACAGTGAAAAAGAGGACAAGGAAAGGGCAGACAAACTAGAGGAACTGAAAGATAGGTTCAAAGGTTTAGTACCTGATGAAGAATTAGAAGAATATGTAAGGTCAGAATTAGGTTCAGAATTCGAACAAGATATAGAGGGTAGATACAAAGGTAGTATCTTTAGTCCCAAAGAAAACAGCCTTTGGTTTTCAAGGACTAGAGCCCAAATAGAGCCTAGACACGATTACGATTTACAAACAGGTGCTATACAATCGGCTGACGATTACAAAGTTCTCAATGCACTTGCACCATTCGGTCAAAGAGAAATGAGCATGAGTCAACAGAAAGAAAAGGGCAGTGGTAAACTTATCACTACTACTGTTAGAGGTAGCCCACTTGATGCACCTCAGAATCTCAAACCTCACAATGTCATCATGTCAAGTAGTGTCAAGGGTAGCGGAGGTCAAAACGCCCACTATGCTAGACATGCTCAAACTGTAGATTCTGCGTTTAACAACATGGTTCACGATGATTACCACGCAGCGAGAAGGTCAGGGGATAGTAATAAGGCAGACAGGGCTCACAAGAAATTACAAGGTAACGGTGTTTTGAGAGTAGCACATTCTTACACAGGTAGAGGTGGGGCTCTTAATCCTGAACCTATGCAAAGTCATAGAACTCATTCCTATCATACTATAGGTACTAAACTTGGTATGAGGATGAATCCTATGTACCCTCAGCAGGATGTGATGAATCTAAAGAATCCTAGAGCCAAACATACTGTAGGAGGTGAAAACCCACTGGACAAGATTTTACAACTTAGGTATAGCCCTGTTAGGCAAGGGGATATAGAGGAAGTTAAACAAACAGAGTTAGACAAAATCGAAAGGGATTACGAATCAGCCATGTCAAGGGCTAATGCTGTGCCTGACGAAGATAGGAAGAGAGAAGAAATCGACAGAGTAGTAAATGAATATAATCGAAGGCTAGAGCGTCTTGACAATAGATTTGGATTAGCAGGACACAGTCCTACTAAGGAATTTGGTGTAGAACCTACTCTAAATCCTGCTGGTTCTGTAACTCGTCAAATATCCGAGGCTAGACCTCCAAGTGATGAACTTGCTTTGTACGAAGAAGAAATAGCGAACATAAGTATGCTTGAGGCTCAACTAGAAGAAGGGGGTTTGAGTGGTGAGGACGAGTTTAAAGTTCACAAATTGATAGCGGATAAGCAAAGATTATTAGATGAACTAGAAGACAAAATTGACCCGCTTTCTACTAAAGGACTAAGATATTCTAAACAAGGTCATGACACCATATTAGAAAACAAACTGAGAGCAGATACTGACGCTATCAAGAGTGCTATGGTCCATCTGAAACAAATGCTGGCTAACACAGCACCTGAAGTACACGATTACATTTTCAATCCTAATTTAGACCACGAAACTGCTGAGGCTAACATGAGAATGTTTGCTAACATGGCTAATGACTACTTGCTGAAAGTGCCACACGAACAACACGGTATTTACACCAAGGGTCACGCCCGTATAGACCAAACTGGTAACCAAACTAAAGTTGACGACATGGCTAACATGAAAAGGATGGTTCACGAAAAAGGTACTGAGTTCAATATAGCCGATATACTTGACATGCCTACTGCGTTAGAAAAACTAGGGTTGGACCCTGAGAGTATACCACATCAGAAAAATCTACACGATTTAATCAAAGATGTTTTCCAACCTAGATTCGAGCAATATGGTATGGATTACAAAATGCCGATTATGACAATGAGGCAGTATTTGCAGGCTACAGACCCTGAGATGGATATAGATGGTAGACATGAAAAGGTAAGACACCATCACAAAACTAGCAGAGATGATGAGTTTGCTAACATAGTTCAAGGTATGACAAGAAGAATCACCAACCCTGCTTTCAGTCACCTCAATGAAAGACTCGGCGTACATTACCAAAATGCCTACAACGAGGATGACCGTAGAGTAAGAGAGTTGACTGACGAAGGGCAACCCCTCTATGATAGGAAGAAGACGGCACAGAGTAAACACAAGAACAAGCATCACAGTAGGTACTGGAATACTAAGCAGTACTTGGATTCTCTAATAGTAGGCTTCCCTGAAATAGAGCCCCCTGCAAAAGTCAAAGAAACAGTTGATGCCTTTACCGCAGTGCCAGCAGACCAATTTAGTCCTCACACTCACTCAGTTCACAGCCTGTACAATTCTGCTGGCTACAGACATGAGTTCGGTGACTTCTTCGAACCTAATTTCAAATTCAAAATATCAAGAAATGGTAATGTCAATGTTGTACCAGTAGCAGAAGGCGAAAGTAACAAGCAGCCACTTGTCAACATTTTAGGAAAGTTTTGGGATGCAGTAGCCCCACCTGAGTGGCTAGAAATGCTTAGACATCCCGACCATGAACAGTCTCGTCAACTTTTATTAAGACCTGACAGAATGGCTGCAAATGATAGACCGGGGCGATTTGGTATAGCGAGAAACACGGATGTACACAGCGTAAGGAAGTCGGACATAGGTTTGGCTGATTTGACTAACCCTGACATTCTCAGAAAAGAATTGGGTAGCGAAGTCCCTATCTTACAACCAATGCATCGTATCTTTGAACTAGATGACTTGGAAGAGTTGAGAGGTTTTACAGGTGACTGGATAGTGTCCCACATGCCTGAAGGCGAGCGTGGGTTTGTCAAGAAAGAAGATGACGAAGTATCTTCCAAGACATTTGATTTGAGTGATGAAGACAAAGAGAACTTCAAGAAAGTGACTGATGAAGACTTTACTGCTGATGTAATCAAGACAGAAGAGGGCTACTACATCTTTGATGTCATAGAGTTTGCTGAAAAGGAAGTCCACGATGTCGTATTGAATGACCGTATCAAAATAGTAAGAGGTGCTTTGGAAGGAGTAGAGAATATACATGTTCCAAGTGCAAGCGATACGAGACTGACAGATGATGAAGGCCTCAAAGCCATTGTCGAAAATTTAAGCGAAACGCATGAGAATTTACTACTTAGAGATGCTAAGTCAGTATACATGGTTGGCGAACTCAGACACCCTAAGTGGGTTATGCTGAAACCGGGTAACGATGTAGTGCTGAGAGTACTAGAGCGTAGAGGCAGTGGTCCGTACACATACAGGCTAGGCACAGGTCCAATAACAAGAGAAGAAGAGATAGGTAATAGGGCTGTAGAGTCTGACGGTGAAATCTACATGGATGTAGGGGTGGCATTCAACAGTGAAGAAAAATACAATGAAGGCGACCATGTAATGGTTAATGCTGCCAATGTCAGTAAAGTTGAAACTACTGGCGGTGACGATGTTTATACTTTGACTGCTTCTAAGATATTAGGAGAAGCAGAGGGCGAAGGTCTTGTTAGTAGAGAGACACTTGGTCTGCTTGCTAAGTCTGAAGACCAGTGGCTATGCGAAGTTCATAGGGCTAAGTCAGGAGTTAGAGTAGTCATGCCTCAAGGTGATGTACTCTACAAGTGTACACAGACAGGTAGTATGTGGACTGTTCATTCACCTTTGGCTGACAGTAAGTATCTAGTTAGGTTAGCAGAAAGTCAGAGACAATACTGGAGTCCAATAGCAGGTGCTATGCTCAAGGCTAACTTACACATCACAGAAAAAGAAGAGGTACATGAGTCACAAGGAGATGCAGAACCACTTATTGAACCTCACAAAGAAGAAGGCACAAATTGGTGGAAAGAGAAAGAGAAAAAGAAAATACTCGTCAAGGGATTGATGCTGATTGATAGATTCTTGAAGAGTGGTGCTGGTTCTGTAGGAGGTTCTAATGCAGGTGCAAAGGGACTAGGAATTGATTATGCTACTCCTGTAGAATCCCCACTTGGACCTACTAACTTGCACGATGAGAAGACAATGCCCGACTTTGACAACAGAAAGCGACCCGGTGAAGATTCTTACATTGAACCAAAATCGAAGGACAGCGAGGATGAAAAGAATATTACAATCCCTACTGAAGAGGGTACTTTAGAGATAACTTCAGACAAAGCCGTGTTCCATACCTGATTAAATAGTATGACAAGTGTGAGAGGGGTAATGCCTACCGGATTGACACTGCGAACTTCCCCTGTTCAACACAGCGGAAGCATCAGTATTGTCAAGGCAGCAAATGACCTCGTAATCGCAGGTTATGCATCTGTAGAAATGGTAGACAAACAAGGAGACCTAATTACAAGAGGGGCTCTAAAAGATGCTTTCGATGGATTCATGAAAGCAGATGGCTTTAGAAATGTACAACTAGCACACTCTAACATACAAGTTGGACAAGTAATACCTTCCTACACTGACTCTGATGGTCGTGTTTGGAAGTCCGGCGTTGATGATGCTGGAATGTTCGTTGTTATCCAATTAAGAGATGACATCGAAAAGGCAAGAGAAGTTGCCAGTGAAATTCGCAAGGGGGCACTAAGAGGCTTCAGTATCGGAGGACAAGCATTCAAGAGAATGCGTAAGAGCGACCAACAACATGGCGACTACACAGAAATCTCCAAACTGGAACTTCATGAAGTGACTATTTGCGAGAAAGGTATTAACCCGGAGGCGACATTCCGTATATTGAAGGAGGACACAAACATGAGTGACGATAATGTATTAGGCGAATTGTCCAGCACTTTGGACAGGCTAAATGGGCGACTTGACGCTATGGAAAAGGGCGAAATGCCTGAAGGCTTGAAAGAGCACATGGCTGATAAGAAAGAAGAAAAGAAACCTGAGAAAGAAGAAGACGAGGGGAAAGAAATGGCTGAAGAAGACAAGAAAGAAGGAATGTATGCAAAGAGTGAGTACAGCGATGTAATCACAACTGACTACCTAAACTGGATGGAAAACACCTTGAAATCTCAAGGAGTTGACATCGGTGGTGCAAGAGCGCACTTCGACCAACTGTCCAAGGCTAACCTTGGTTCTACACCTGAGCAAATTGGCGATGGTGCAGACTACTTCGCAGGACAAGTAAAAGGCAGAGCACAAGAAGGTGGTTCACCATCTACTAACGCTATTGGAAAACTAAATTCCAACAGTGGCGGAACTGTAGCAAAGGGAGACTACTTGTCTCCTGACTCAGTTAGCCCTGCTGACCTAGAAGCAGCATACGAAGTTTACAAGGCTGCTTCCCTAGAAGAACAATTCAAATCCAATCTTGGAACTGTCTTTGCTGACAGACTAGCCAAGGAAATGAGCGCAGAGGCTGAGGCAAAAGCAGCACAAGCATTTGACGCTAGAACACCACTTGCAAACATCGAGAAAGCATTGTCTGACTTGAGTGCAAGAATCGACAACATTAACTCTGCACCATCCGGTGGAGAAATTAAGAAATCTGTCTCCACTGTTGAAATACCATCAACAGAAGCATTAGGAAACATGGACTGGAGTGAAGTTCACAGACTGGCTGGCAGTGTTTTCAACCAATAAGGAGGAATAAGTATGGCAAGAAACTACATGAGAACAATTAACGATATGGAGAGATACTACTACGGTGCAGGCTCAAGCATGGGCTACTCATACAGTGGTAGCGAATTACTGAAGGCTGACGCACCATTGCTGTCTACTACTGCTGGTACATACCAAGCAATCTACGGTAGAAAAGTATGGTCTCAACTAAACCAAGAATTCAACGCATTTTCAATTCTACCTAAGAAGCCTTGGGACAGAAGTGGATGGAGAGTTGTAACCGCTAAACCTTCTAAGACAGTTGGTGGCGGTATTGCTGAGAACGGTACACTACCTGACACAACAAAACCAACATTCCAAAATGTTGCAGCAAAGCCAAAGACCATTGCACACTCATTCGATATGTCTGAAGTTGCTATCTTCCTTAACGACAAGGATGACGGTCTAGGTGACATTCGTTCAGTTCTAAAAGAAGAAATGGGTAAGCACCACGCAGAGCACATCAACGACATGCTAACTGAGGATGTTACAACTGTTGCTGGTAACGACATCGAGTCTCTTGACAGAATCACCACTGGTAACAACAGCATGGCATCAGGTACACACTACGATACTAACGATGAAGACATTTACTCCATCGACAGAAGTGCTAACACATGGTCTTTCGGTGAAGACTCTGCTGACTCAGGTTCTACTGACAGAGTTCTATCTCTCGACCACTTAGATGAGACATTCAGACTAATTTGGGAAAGAGGAGGTAATCCAAAGGTTATGCTAACTGGTTACGATACTCTAATGAGAATCCAACAACTTCTACAAGCACAACAAAGATTCATGGAAGAAAAGAGAGTTGTTCCTACATTCAACGGTGTAAAGGGTGTTCCGGGTGTTGAAGCCGGATTCATCGTAGCAACTTACAACGGTGTTCCAATCATCCCTACCAAGGAGATGGCAAGTGACACTCTAAGCAGAATCTACATGCTAGACACAGACTATGTTTACTTCTCCACTGCTAAACCTACTCAATACTTTGAGAGTGGTATCGAAACTGGCGACCCATTCGCAATCAACAGATTGGGTCAAGAGGGACTTTACAGAACTATGGGTGAAGTTTGGACAACTTTCTTTGGAGGTCAAGGTTCTATCCGTGACCTTAAGTGAGGTTCTTTGGAGAAAATTAAGGAGATGAAGAATTATGACAATTACATACACAACATCAGGAAGCGCAGTCTTCACAGAGAGTTTGAATTTGGAACTATACGCAGGTGCATTGGTTGACAGCACTCGTTGGTTGGATGGTGCAAAGGGTGCATCGGGAGATTATCCGGGCAGTTTGAACCCATTCTTACCAACTAATGACGATACAACAAACACAGCAGGCAGAGGTCTGAAGTTAGTAACAGGAAAATTAACTACTGCACTGGTAGATGATGAAACCATTACTCTTAGCGGAGGTGCAGACACTATCCACGCAGTTATCGTTGGTAACACCAGCGTAGCAGCAGCAGGTGTCTCTTTGAAGAATATCACTAACGGGGTTGCACAATTTACAGTAGTCGGTTCACCTGACGCTCTAGTAACACTGTGGATGATTGTTTCGTGAGGTGAATAACCTTGCCTACAGTAACTTACATAGGTACTACGGTATACCGTAAAATGCCTGACGGCTCTAAGAGGCTTTGGCCTAAGAAAGTTCCAGTTGAAGTAACTCAAGAGTGGCTTAACACATACAGACAAAAAATCTGTACAAGACCTTGGGTATACATCGTAGAAGGAGACGCTGAGGCTGAAGTCACTGTTGACGAAGGCGGAGACGGAATACCTGATGAAGGCTGGACTAAGAAAGACATCAGCGCATGGCTCACAGAAAAGGGTGCAGAGTTCAGTGGTTACACTACAAAAGCCAAACTACTGGCTTTGGTAGGGCAAACACTAAATCCTCCAGCCCCTGAGCCTGTAGTAGAAGTCGAAGAGGCAGAAGCCCCAGTAGAAGAAACAGAAACAGGAGATGAAGAATAATGGCAGTAGCAATAGACCCAAGACCAACTTACTTTGGAGACAGAATTGTAATAACAGGAACATATGCAGCATCAGATACCAGCATTGCGCTTGGTGATTTGTTGACATCAATAGACATGGCAGTAGTAACCCCAGCAGCAGGATTAGCCCCACAGAACCTTGAAACAGGTGGTGCGGCAGATGGAAGCGATGCAGCACCGTTTATCTTTGGTGAATTCGCTACTGTAAGTGGAACGACAATCACAGTCAACACACCCGGAGGCGCACAAGCCACTGCTGGTGGAACTTTCTTTGCTATTGGTCGCCGATGAGGTGATTAAATGGCTAAGTCTGTGAGCATTGTAGGACCTTTTCCTCCTGCGGATTTCCAAGACTCTACGGCTAAAACTGCTATAGAGACGGCAATCAGTACGGCAATAGGAAGCAACACTTGTGTGTCTGCTGACCCTCACTTGATACTTGGGAATATATACTTCATAGTAACTACCAGTTGAGGTGGTTATATGAAGTCATATGGAAGTCTAGGTCTTGACGACATCGCTCGCCTACAGAAGCGTGGTATTCGCCTCAACGAATCCTACGGTGCATCTGTCAGAACTGACGATGATAACCCCCTCGCTGGGGTGACTCTCAAGCAGCGTAACCGTAATAAGAATGCAGGTGATGTACTCAACATCGGCTCAGGTACGAGGTGTAAGCATTGTGGAATGCTTTACTTCTGCTGGGTTGACAAATGTAGGACATGTGGAAAACAGATGGACTTTAATCTAGGAAAGAAAGAGTGATGTTGTATGCCAGTAGTTTTCAGTCCCGGTGAGCCTGAAACGAGGCCACTCGACCCTGATGCTATTGTTTACACTACAGGTGACAAAGTAGCACAACTTCTAGGTATAGCAGCAGGTGAGCCTGTACTAGGTGCAGCAAACGCTGCATCAACTGGATTCTATATCACAGGGACAGACCTTAGAGAACACGGCTTTGAAAGCGGTGACAAGATACTTGTTTACAGTGACCTTGACCCGCTAGGCACTGAGTTCACAATCACAGCACCTTCTGTAGAAGATGTGAGTGGTACTAAGTATGTCAAACTCCCTACGACTGTATCAACGCCTGCTAATTATACTACGGCAGCCAACACAGAAATTCAGAATCTAACTATCTTTACCAACGGTAAAAGTCGTGGCGTGACAAAGAATATCGTTAACGACCACATCAGAAGAATACAAGATAGGATTGACAACATGACTCACAACGCTTGGAGACCTTATTTGGTCTCCGCAGAGTACATCAACTTCGATACCTACAAACCATACAGGCGCAGATACTACACAGATTATGTGGGTACTGCCCCTCTCCTATTCCGCAATGTACAACAAATATTGCGGATTGAACTTTGGCAAGGAGACGACTATCGTGAAATCGGAAGTGCAGAAGCAAGAATCAAATTTTCAGATGTTTCATCGCTCAGTGGTAAGAGCATTTACCTCGGCTTGGGTAATGGTAGCGTGGCTAGTTTATCTGTCGGTAGCGGTAGTAGCAACTGGCGTGGAGAAATTGATGCTAATTCTACAGCCCAAAACTTTGCTGACCTTATTAACAAAGAGGACAGGGTTTCTAAGTCGGCAGTAGAGTTCAGTCCTACATTTACGCTTGAAGGCTCTACATCAAATGTAGCAGTGCATAATGAGTTCTTGGCTTCAGCCAACTCTGACTATGGAACTGGTGTTGTAAAGTTGACTTCTATGAGGGCTGTCAAGGCTGGAGAGGAATGCTCTATAGTCACTGACAGTGCTGACATTAATATCGACCAAACCACGCAAGCAAGTACGACAGTAGTAGGTATAGTTGATACTGACGACATCAGTGTTAGTTCCACTGCCAACTTTACTAAATCAGGCGTTGCTACTGACGGTACAAAGGTGTTCAGGTATCAAAGTAAAACTGATACTAAATTCATAACTTGCACCGTAGTTAGCGGAGGTAGTCTCCCTTCTAGTGGTACAATCACACAAAATTCCTTCGTCACTGATTTACAGGGCGGCAGTGCCAGTGGCGACAACGCTCGTCTGAGAGACTGGTGGCTCGACCACGAGATGGGAATTATTTACTTCAACAACTCTTATCCATTCTTTGAATGGAACGCAATCAAGGTGGCTTACATCTACGGTGAAAGGTATCTTGAAAAAGCAATAGAGGAGGCTGCCACTAAACTTGTAGCAAGCGAATTGCTAATGGCTGATGACCGCAGTGTACTGATACCTGAAGGTACGCAGAACATAGACTTGGGTTCGAAAGCCCAATTGTGGCGTAGAGAGGCTTTAGATATTATCGCTCGATACAAGGAAGTGGTGGTGTTCTCATGACAGCAACATGGAAAGAGCCTCTTGACGCTGTCATTGACATTCTCAAAGCCGACCATGATTCTGTTACTAAGAAAGGTTGGAACAGAGCCAATACAGACAATGTGAAGCCAGTCATACTAGACATAGCGTCAGACGGTCCTGAGCGTGGCAAGAGGCTTGATTTACAGCGTCATGATTACATCCTCTGCTACGAGACGGCACTTAACGAAGAAGTACCTGATTTGCTATACAATTTCGTTACTACTCGTGTGAACATCACAGTAGATATGCGTACCACGAGAAGCAGAAGCAGATTGCGTAAGATGGAAAATGAGATGCGTAGAATCATACATGTCAATCGCAAGGGTGACGGAGAAAACTTTGACCGTATGATTCTCAAAGTAAGAACAGACCTCAGCGACCGTACAAAGAAACTGTTCAGACATACATTTCAAGTGGAAGTAGTTATCCTTGCGGAGGCGATACCATGAGTGGCTTTGGGGCACATTACAAGGGTGATGTCTCAGAGATTTCTATGGGGCACGAAACTAGCGTAGTTATTGAACACGACCAGCCGAGGACATGGACAGCGAAGACCACTGACTCAACTCGTGAGTATACTACAATAGAGTTCAGAGGCACTACCGCAGCCACTAACAGTAGTATCTTCGAGCAAACTAAACCTATACTGAAAGTTCCACTCGGTATGCTGATAGGGCAGAAATTGAGTTTTCATTCTATTTCTACAGGGAATAATAACTTCAGCAATTTCTATAATAGCACACTGAAAAGTAGACTGTACACCATAATAGACCACACACTTGAGGCTAACACGGATGGGGATGTATCGACACAAATCAAGATAGTGCCTGCATTTTCTACTACAACATCACTTGACAGCGGTACAGGTGATAGCATTATGTTACACTCTACGGGCTTACCTACCATACAAGGAGACACTAATTTCGCTATGAGTACAGCGGCTAGTTCATCAAAAGAAGTTAGCCTCATCGACCAGTTTGTAGGACTAGCGAGTTTCATGACTTTACCTGATACCAAAGTTGACCTGCACAGTTACCATGTAGTAGGACTAGGTAGGCAGGTTGCAGTTCAACAAACAGGAAAAGTACATCATGTAGGTGGCTCTCTTGAGATGCCTATGCACAGTGCTAAGTGGCTATATTACAGCCTAGGTAGAGAAGTAGTTAGTAAAGACAACTGCGGAGATAGAGGACACGCTACGAGTCCTGTACCGACAATACATGCTGACATAGAGCCGGGGCAAGGTTACATTGATGTAGCCAGTAGCGAGAGTGCTGGTGTCAGATTTGGCTCTAGCACTAACGCTGCGGTAGGAGATTACCTGTTATTGAAAGATACGACAAGAGTCCCTACTACAACATACAAAACTCCTGAACTGAACACTGACAAATACTTCCCGTCTGTCAGCGATACCGTTCACTTTGAGTGGGCTGAATCTAGTGAGTGTCGCCGTATCTCTGCGATAGAGTACATCAAGGATTTAGGCGCAGGAACATTAAGATATGTATTCAGATTATACATAGACGATAACTGGCAATTCCCTCACACCACTTCCGATACTCTCGAATTGAGACACTACAATGATGCTAGTACTGACGGTAGTCCTGACATCAACACAACTAGAACAATCAACAACCATGTCAAGAGGCTTCTATTCTCTGCTGAAACTATACCGAGTTTTAGCATGGAACACAGTATAAGGACAAGAGATGTAGGTTCTTTCAACGCTACGGGCGAATCTACTGTAGCACCGGGCTCTGCGAATGACAGTAAGCAGTTGACTAGAATATTCAAAGGATGTAAGGTGCTTGAGTGGGAGATGTCTTCTACTGTAGATGCTGAAGTCAAATACAGGTGCATCTTCAACGCACTTGCCTGCTACACAGATACGGGTAGGCTCGAATCAAGCAATGCAGGTGACCGTTATACTGCTCATCGTATGTTCCAAAATACAGCCGACACAAAGCGTGGTAGAAAGGTCAGTGGCATAGCAGAGGGTGCTGAGAAACCTTTCATGTATTACAATGGAGAAATTTCTGCTTTCGACCAAAACTTAGGCTTTGTCAGTTCTTTCGAACTCAGAGGGAAAACTGGTGTTGAATTGTTCCACACCATACAGAGTAACCCCTTACCTGAGTCAGTCAACGCTAATAATCTCAGCCTCAAGCAAGTTCCATACGGCGGTACTCGTAATGCTTCAATTATCAGAGAGGGAAGAGAAGAGTTTGAGATGGAGATGACTATAGCATTAGAGGATGCTACCCTATTCCACGAACTGAGAAGCCATGTAGAGCGTGGAGGTACAGTTGGTTCTACAGGAGGAACTATCATGCTTCACTTTACCAAGCCTGTCGTCAGTGGTGACAGCGGGGCTACTCCCAGTCTAAGAGTTATAATTGATGATTATTTTATTACAGAACTACCAATACCTATGCCTGACGACAAAGGTCTTCTGTTCACAACTATGAAACTAAAGCCTCAGAATGTGAAAGTGATAAGTATTGATGCCGATTACCATTGTTAGAGGGGAGACTTATGCCGTTAAGATTTATCAAATCCCTCAACCCATACCAGCCATTCGATGGCGAAGTTATAGTCAATGATGAAGAAGAAGAGGGCGGAGAGTACCTCTTCGACCCCGAAGCAGGTAGAGCCAGTGATGACCCATTCGCTCACCTAAAGGTGGCGGAATCTCCTGATGATTCAGCAGATTCAAACGAGAGCGTGAGTAAGTATGTCGGAGGAGAAGAAGAATAAAATAAAGATAAACGGAACACCTGTCCAAGTCTCAGCCAAACGGTTGACATTTTTTGATGTTCAAGCAATCGCACCGCTGTTCGCTAACAGCACTTTGGATTTCTCTAACTACTGGCGTTACGCATTCTACAACTGGCTCGACTGCACACCTTCTATAGACTTCGAATCACTGTCGCCTGAAGAAGGACAGAGCCTCGCTGAACTACTTCCTGAGCCTTCGCAGGTTATGGAATGGCTAGTTTTTCGGGAGGCGAAGTCGGCGACATCAGACGCTACCTCAACAACAGGTCTACCAAAGACCGACTTCGCTACCAACGAGAAGGGATGGAATACCTTCTAATGACGCACTACAATATGAATCTACAAGAGGTGAGGAATCTGACAATAGAAGACGGCAAACAACTTCTCTACTGGGCTCAGGCTATGCAAGTAGAAGAAGAGATACCTAGGGATGCAATTTATTTGGGGTATGACAATGTCCCGCCATTGGAGGGCTCACTATGATTGACGGCGAAATCGACCCACGCTCGGTTGAAGCGATGGATAAATTCAAGAAATATGCAAAGGAGGCGGGCGAGAACATGAAGTCTTTGCAGATGCAGATGGACAAGTTCAGCAAATCTATGGAGATGACTAAGGTCAACAGTACTGACTTGACCGCTTCTTTGAAGAACATGGAGAAGTCACAACCTTTCCAACAAATGATGGAGAGCCCTGTGCAGCAAGGACAACTGGCTGGAGGGGGCGGAGGGCAGACTAACAATGTCACAGTCAATCTCAAGATAGATGTCAGCGGAGTAACTGACAAAACAGACAAGCAGAAACTCGCTAAAGAAATCAGCACTATGGTTACTAAAGAACTGAGAAGTAAGATAGGTGGGTCTTTCACCCAAAGCGGCTTTAACAGGAGTGGCTAAGTATGGATGAAGGAGAGAGAATGCCTATTCGCCTTGTTCAAGAGAACGGTGATACTATCTCTCTCGATGCTACGCAAGTTGATATTGTAGTAGAAAGAGTCCAATCTAACTTTGGTATTCCTTTGATGGATGCAAAGCGTATGGGTATAGATGTCAACCAGTCTGCTGTTACCGTAGAAGTACAGGGTGTATTTGCTGATGACCTAGGTCAAGAAGAATCTTCACAGGCTACTGCTATTCTCGACTTCTATCAGCCTCAACAGATTGTTACATGGGGTCAGCCAGTTGGAGGTAGCGGAGGTAACCCCAGTGGTCCGATTTCGTCAGGCTTCAACTCAAGAGGCTCTTCAGGCGGAGTAGGTGCGACCACAGGATTGACAGGTACTATCGCTAACAGTGGGTCATTCTCAGGCGGTATAGGTGGCTCTCTAGGAGGCGGGGTGACAGACCTCAATGACTTAGGTAATCGTATTCTCAAGTATTGGAACTTGAAGTACATTGATTTCCCTGTAGCATATTGGATAGAAGAGAGTGGGGCGTTAACAGTCCCTGTCAGTTCAGGTATGCAACTGTGGCTCAAAGCAGATGCAATCACAAATACAGACGGTAGTGTTTTACCTACATGGAATGATAGCAGCGGTAATGGTGGATTGGCTCAGCAATTGGATGCTACCAAGCAACCCAAATACCGTACTAACGGAATAAATGGTAAACCTTATGTCCAGTTTGACGGGTCTAATGACTTTATGGAGATAGCCTATTCTGCGTTCTTTAATTCAGAAGAATTCACAGTGTTCGCTGTAGCAAAGACTGATGCAACTGCTGGCGACCAACCAGTGTTTAGTTCTATAGAAGGGACTACTGGAGGCTCGAATGCTAAAGGATATGCGCTCAGATACAAAGATGTGAGTACTAATTTTGAATCTTCTGCTTACTGGCAAGAAGGCAGTACCACTGATGATTTGGGTAGTGGCAACGGCACTGTAAAGAATACAAACGCTTTCTTAACATCTTATGTTATGAAGGACACTAATTCAGATTCAGAATCTGACGAAGTCGAATTGTACCTGAACGGCGGAGTAGAAACATCTCAAAACAGTGGGGTGGATTACCAGCCAAATACTTCTGCTAGTTTTAAAATAGGCGAGATGGGTAGCGATTATTTCCAAGGTGGCATATACGAAATCATAGTTTACAACAGGGCTCTCAGCGTTTCTGAAAGACAAGAGGTCGAAGGCTACCTATCTTACAAATATGATATATCATTAAGTGATTCAAGTCACCCTCACTTTAGAAATTATTCATACAATTCTAAACATGTTAGAATAGTATTTGACAAAGAGATGGTAGGTAGTAAACAAGAGCCTTATGGATTTTTAAATCAAATTAGGTCTACATCTTTGGAAGTAACATCGGTATCAGGTAATACTCTTACTTTGAACGGTGACCCTAGGCAGTGGTTTGAACTTACAGAGTCAAACAGAAATTTCGAAGTGCTTTTTGCTAAAAACGAGCATTACCTAATAGACAGTCAATTCAGACCGCATATTGGTACAGTGACCGCTGTAACGAGTAACAGTATTACTATTAGAAGAGACACAGGAGTTACAATCTCCGATACTGTAGGAAGTGTCATAGCAATGCATCGTATTAGTTATGGTGATGGTAGTCTATCAAGTGGATATGGAAGTCCCGTCATAGTATTACCTATCAAGAACGCAGATACATTTGACGAAAACGCTGACCCTGAGAAGGCAGTCGGTCCTGAATTTCCTAATCACGAAGACGGTTCTGCTAGAGACGGTAGTAGTTTCACTAGGACTGATGAGTATATCACCTATCTTTTGTCTAAAGCATTGACATCTTCTTATCTTGATTTAGGTAAAGCAGTTAATTCTTCAGGTAATAAAACGATAGACAAAGCGTTCTCCACTGTTATCAGCGAGTCTGCTCACGCCCATAACTGTAGACTCACTATAACGCAGCAATACGCTTCTTCCTTGGGCTCTCTGTCAGATAGTATCAACACCACTCTAGGCGTAGGTCAGATGCCTGTTACTCAAGGTTTCTCAGGTGGCAGAAGTGGTAAGCGAGTCAAGAGTGGTGGTGACAAAGTTCAGGATATGATAGGTATTCTTGCTAACAGTAACAATTTCGCTACTAACCCTGACTTCAATGGTGCTAGTAAGATATTGAGAATGGGTGTAGAGTTCCTTCAGAACCAAGTCATACCCAAAGAATACACTGATGACTTTATCAGAGGTATACAGATACCTTACCTTACAGAAGTCACCAAGGGTAAAAATGTATTAGATTCACATATAGCGCAGCGTAATTTCTTCGTTACTACAGAAGGTAATACGAGCGAAAAGTTATCCAGTATAAACACGGTTCATGCTTCTAGGACTTTCGCTAATAGCCAAGAAGGACATCTAAAGAACGGCATCAGTGGTTTAGTCAGTAACTTCAATGTAAGCAGAAGTGCAGAAGAAAAGGCTTACGAATTTGCATTGCTATTCAATGCAGCGGATATTATATTGTGAGGTGAAAAGATGGCTGTACCGATAAGATTACTCGCTGGTCCTCAAAACGATATACAGATGGATTTGGTAGCAAATACCATTGACATCAACATAGAAAGAAACATCAGTAGTTTTCCTACACCTAATAATATTCTCAAGCGTTTTGCTATCGACACCAACACTCCAAGAATCAACATTGATATTCATGGTATCATAGACGGAGACGAGGGACTGAACGCACAAACTGTAAGCGGTACGACTCCTATGAGGACCCTGCTAAACTTTGGTAGCATGTTACCTTCAACGCCATTTTCTGAATTCAAAGCAACAAGTCAACTGAACAAAGAAAAAAGTCAAGTAGGGACTTTGATTAATGTAAAGACAAGAGACTTCCCTAAGTTTACATTAACTAAAAGGTTCGATAAAAAGACCACTACCGAACTGACAGATATAGTTCCTGACGGACAATATCTTTCAGGACTCTACAACCGACCTAAATTTTGGACAGGCTCTACACAATTAAGTCCTTTGATAGATACCAATTTAAAATTTACAGGTGCGCATAGTGTCGGTGCTACAGGTGCATTTACAGTAGAAACCACTCTATCAATAAATGGCTCTCCACTCAGTTTGTCTTCTTTACTAGGTTTTGGTGCTGATGCTCTTCTGAATATAGGTGACAGAGTGGTGGATTCTAGTGGAGTTTTCATGGGGATAGTGAGTGCTACTACTAGCACGAGTATTACATTTGAAAATGCGTTAACTAATGCAATAATCGCCAACCAAAAGGTTAAGGTAACCCCCAAATGTTTCAACCAAAGAAATGAATTTGTGGGCTTTGTGACTAAAATATCAGATGATGCGTCAGTGCCTTTTGGAGGTACGGCTCGTTGGAGTATGAATTTGTCTGCTGTAAATGATGTGGAACTAAAAGCAGGTGACATATTATCAGTAAACCAAAGTAATGACGGACTTGAATCTAGTTTGCACAAGGAATCAATAAAGATAGTACCATCTTACTGGATTGAAGATGCAAGTA